TTACGATTCCTGAGCGGGTTTCTCGGCCGGCGTGGGCTCGACCCGGGTGACCAGCAGCTGGTCAATCTTGTAGCTGTCGATGTCCACCACTTCGAACTTGTAACCGGCGTATTTGACCGAATCGGTTCGCTTGGGGATCTTGCGCAGCATGTACATGATGAAGCCGGCGATGGTTTCATAATTCTGGTTTTCCGGGAACTCCTCGATATCGAAGGCGCGCATCACGTCGGAGATGGGGGTCACCCCGTCCACCAGCCAGGAGTTCTCGTCCCGCTGCACGATCTGCTCTTCCACCACGTGGGTGGCCCACTCGCCCATCACGGTGCTCATCAGGTCGTTCATGGTGACGATCCCCACCACCAGGGCATACTCGTTCATCACCACGGCAAAGTCGCCCCTGTGGTTCTTGAAGTACTCCATCGCCTCGTAGAGGTTGAGGGTGTCGGGGATGATGATGACGTTCTGCACCAGCGAGCCGCTGTTGAGATCGATGCTCTGACCGCTGATGACCCGGATCAGCAGCTCCTTGGAGTCGACGAAGCCCTTGATGCTGTCGAGGTTGTGGTCACACACCAGGAACTTGTTGTGGGGGTGTTCGGCAATCTTGGCCTTGATGCTCTCCTCGCCCTCTTGCAGGGTGAAGTAGATGAGGCTCTCACGCGCGGTCATGGCGGAGGTGACGCCGAGGGACTGCAGCTCGAACACGTTCTCGATGAGCTGGTGCTCCTCGCGCTGGATGACGCCCGCTTCGGCGCCCGCATCCATCACCGCATAGATGTCGTCGGAGGTGATCTCGTCGTTGCGCACCATGGAGATGCGCAGCAGGCGGAACAGGCCGTTGGCCATGCCGTTGAACAGCCACACCAGCGGCATCAGCAGGGTGACGCACAGCAGCATGGGGCGCACCACCACCACGGCGATCCGCTCCGGCATGGTCATGGCGAGGCGCTTGGGCATCAGATCGGCGATCAGAATGAACATGCCGGTGACGAACACGAAGGAGGCAGCCGAGCTGATCTCGCCCAGCCAGGGCCCCTGATAGAACTCGGAGATGAACTCCTTGATGGCCGGGTTCAGGGCTGACTCGCCCAGGATACCGCCCAGGATGGCGACGGTGTTGAGCCCGATCTGCACCACGGTAAAAAAGTTGCCCGGCTGGGCCTGCAGTGCCAATACCTTTTCGGCATGGCGGTTGCCCTCATCGGCCATCACCTGCAACTTGATCTTGCGGGAGGCGGCGAGGGAGATCTCGGAGAGAGAGAAGAACACGCTGCCGGCGACCAGCAGCATCAGGAAAAATAAACTATCGGCAAAACTCATGATTAACCTATTGCAACAGCCGCCTTAGCACAAGACGGCAAACTGGGTCCGGGGGACCGGACCGTGAGTCAATCCGGGACTCACACAGGGGGCATATTCTAGCAGAAAAGCGCCAAGCGGGTGGCGATATCTTGCACTGACTGAAAAGGCAACAAAAAAGGCGCTCAAAGCGCCTTTTTATTCATTTCGCCATCAGAGTCACCAACCCGTTAAAACTAAGGGCATACGGCGCTAAGCCTTGTTCTACCTGACTTACAGCGTAAGGCCATCAGCTTGGTTAGGGGCTCTGATAAGCTTTCATTCCCACCCATAAACGGTAAGGTGTGGTCAATCATGTGGACACTCCACACCTAACCAGCCCCACCCCTGAGCGGGTTGAACTGCACTGCATCCTGTAAAAAATCAGGCGCGAAATGAGCATAGGTCATCGTCTGCTGGATAGAGGCATGACCCAAGATTCGTTGCAGCACCAAAATGTTCCCCCCATTCGCCATAAAGTGTGTAGCGAAGGTGTGGCGTAGTGCATGCACTGCTTGCCCTTTGGGTAAATCGGGCTTCACTACCTTCAACATCTCCCGCACCCGTAGGTAGTTCGCCTTGGGGAACAACACCCCACGCTTGTTTGCCACCCATTCAGCCTCAACCTCTGCACTGATGGGAACCGTTCGATTTTTACCATTCTTGGTAGCCACGAACGTCACCCGCCGGTTGACTACATGCTCGGCCCGAACGGTAGAAGCCTCACTCCACCGAGCGCCGGTACTCAGGCATAACACGGCAACGCCTCTATCATCCCCACTTAGCCCAGCCAACAATTGCTGAACTTCAGATGGAGAAAGATAACTCATCTCCCTCGGCGCAACCTTCAAAGCCTTCACTTCTCGAACAGGGTTCTCACCACGGTAGAACCCTCCCTCGATGAGGAAATTGAACATACCGCTCAGTTCCACCACCAGACGGTTGACGCTATTAGGGGTTATGCCTGCGGCTAACATACGCGAGCGCAGCAAAGTCAAAGCGTGAGCATTAAGCTGATTGACCCGCACTTCACCCAAGTATCGATCTGCCCGTAATAAAGTACGGCGTGCGTGGGTCCCCCACTTTTGATACTGCCCTTTGTGCGCCCACCAGATTTCGATGAGCTCGGCCAACGTGCGGGCATCTGCGAGCTTGTTCTGCCAGGGCTTGTCATGCTGCGTCGCCAACACATGCCGCTCAAAGGCAACAGCTTCATGTTTCTTGGCAAACTTACGCCGGATCCGCTTTCCATTGCGGCCCGTCGGTCTTACGTCCACTTGGTATTGACCATCATCGAGCTTCTGAATAGACATTAGAGAAGCCCTCCGATCGATTGTATCGCCTGATTACACAGGCTCATTGCATCAATGGCGTCGAGAAACGCCAAATGCAGAGCTAGCCAGTTTTCTTGCCTGAGGCTGAACAGCCCGTTTCGTCTTGCCCAAAGTGTGCGAGAACCGGTGCTATCTGTCCGGCTTCTGGGGAAACTTCATCAAACATGAACCAATCACGGTATTTCCTGAATTGTGGCTGGCTGAAGATTTTCTGGATTGCGGTAAATCCAATCTCTTTTCCAAGGGTCTCGTAACCAGAAAGAGTTCCATATGGGATGCCAGTAACTTCCGCAAATTGTTTTCTATTCAACCTCTCCGATTCTCGTATGAGCTTTAGTTTCTCAGACGTTTCTATTGACACACGCACTCCTTGAGAGTTAATTTGCCAATCAGCAAATTATTTGCCGTTTGGTGATTACACGAAGTTGTATTTAGAAGCCCATGAAAGCTCGCTACAGCTCGCGGGGCTAACCGGAGAGATTACCAGAGATGAACAGCACAACCAAAAAGCCAGAAAGCGAGATTCCGGCCCAGTTCATGGTCGGATTGACCCCGACGATGGTGCATACCGACGCAGTAACGGCAGATGCCTTTGGTAGAGCCATTGGCAAAACACGTAAAGCGATAGTGGAGATGATCAAGGCAGGTAAGCTGCCAGGCGTTGAAATGAAGATCCCCGGCAATCCAAGTGCCAAAGGTGATTACTACGTTTACTTACCCGCTTGGAACGCAGGTCTCAAGCTGGCATTCGAAAACCGCCCCAAGGAAATCCGTGACGGCTGGCTGGCCTGGTTGGGGTTAAGCGCATGACCCATCGTGAAAATTACCCCGCCCTCCTCAGGGCTCAACTCCTACAGAGCAAATCCCAAGTACCGCGCTACTGGCGTGAAGCCAATCAAAAACAGCGCGCAGCCATCTGTTACACCGCTGAGTTGCCCGCCACGTTTGCCGGGCCTGTCTTGCCTATTGGCCGAGCTGATAGGGAGTCTATTCGGCAGGCAGTGATTGAGCTCGATTTGCAGCATTTGTTCCATGACCGTATGTCCGAATACGAATGGCATACCGGCTGCCTGCCAGAGCTGCCATCAGATGAAGATTCAAAAGAGGAAACCGGACCAGCCTACCGGCTGGCGAAGAGCAAAGGCTTGTTGATGACTTTGGTCAACAGCTCACAGACCGCAAATTGCGGACAAGAAAAAACCCCGATCACTGGTGCCGCAAACACCTAACGGGGTTCTTCATCAATAGCTACTAGTAAGGAGTCATTGACATGGCAACTTTAGCAATCCCCTGCGCGCTGCGCAACCGCAAGATCCAGAACCGCCGCTTGGCTGGCCCATATGCTGCCCGCTATTCGGAGCATGACCTGACGATCCTGACACAGCGCGCCAACGCGCTGGTTTGGGCTTCCCTGTTCGGTCACATCAATCGCCTCAGTGCCCATCAAGGAGCCTAACCATGTCACACGCCATCACCCTGAACGCTCAAGCCCGCAAAATTGCGTGAAGCTCTGAAACTCAGCCGGCCCAAGTTTGCTGCCCTGCTGGATATCCCGCCGACCACCCTCAAAAACTACGAGCTGGGATACCGCGAGATTGGCGGCAGTCTGTTCCTACTGATTGCACACCATGCCGAGCTGCAGACGCACACCACCTGGCTGTTGACCGGCAACGATGCCCGCACACCGATGGAGCCCGACGCCGCATGAGCACACTGTTTCACCCTATCCCGGTGGCTGTTGCCATCGCTGATGTGGCCGCGCTGGAGGCGCGGCTTATTCAAAGCGCCATCACCGTGACCAGAGGGCAAGAGGGAAGCGTGAGACAAGCCCGCGCCAGTGAATCCCTGCGCTGGCTCACGTTCTTTTCACTGCTGAATCGGAGCACCACACAATGACGCAAGCATTCATAAACGTGGGTAACGTGCCTCCCAGCATCGAAGCCAGGGCAACCGAGTTATTGGCCAGTGCTCGTCCAAGGAAACTGAAATACATCGCCGGAGAGGTGATCGAGGTGGGCCGGCGATACCGGCTCTTTCGCTCCTGCAAGGCAACCTGTTTTTCACTCATGACACATGAGCGATACAGCAACCTGACCGCCAAGAAAAAGCGCAGAGGATGATATGAGCACTTCCATTCAGATTGCCCGCCAGGCTCCCAAGCTGATAGAGGGGCTGTTGGTGGATATGTTCGCGGCCAAGGCCGACGATAACCGGGTCTGCCTAGGCAGCATCATTGCCGGCCAGCAGTACATCCAGATCCAGCGGGTTGTCACCAGTAACCCGGCCACGCTGATGGATGATGGCGATCATGATGACCTCGACATGGGGCCCACACTCGAGGCACAACAAGGGACACTGGCCGCTGCCTGGCTACGGGCAAGAGCGGACTTTATCAAAGCAGCCTGCGATCCAGAAACGCCCAGGATGTCACCTGCCGAGTATATGGCCTTGGGCGCCATCAGCGCCCTCTATTGGCTGGCCCTAAGCCAATCCGATACTACCCTGGCACGTGAAATTGGTAACTGGTGGCGTGATACCCACGGACACCACGACCTGGGGCGGGTGATCATATGACAGCCCCCCAACCAACCCCCCCCGATTTCTATGAACGGGAAGCGGAACTGATCGCCGATATAGCCACCTGGCAAGCGCTTGCACAAACAGAGCTGGCTGAACTGTGCCGCACTCGTGAACTACTCAGGAAGGCGATCACATTTTTGTCTCGTAGGTGTGACATTAGCCGTTCGGCTGCGTCTAGCTGCCGCTCGTTTCGCCGCATGCATAGACTATCAGTCGGCGTCATCGCCCGCCTGGAATACCAGCTAGCCAACCTTCGTTGTGATGAGCCCCTACCGTTCTGATGCGGGATTACCACGCCGAACTGTTCGACGCCAAACCCATATCACCCAGGCAGCACGCTGCCTGGAAATTGGCCGTAGCCGTCAAGACCCAAGCCAAGGGCATCATGAACACGCGCCGCGTGGCGTTGTGCTCCCTGGCGCATTCACGTCTCCCGCCTGCTCGCCGGTCTACGGCCACCCTCGATCTCGATAGCCAGGTCGAGGCTATCCGCTCCTACTTCACCGGGATCCAGGGGGCCTATGCCCTGGACTGGGCACTTGACCTGCTCGAGCGCCCCATCCCCCGCGCTGGCGGCGGGTCAGGGGTACAACTGCCCAAAGACCTGCGCGCCGAGCTGTTTGTGGGCTACTGCCGCCACCGTGCCCCTGATGTGCTCAAGGGGGTGGCCATCACCCAGGAGGCCAACCGCTGGCTATCGAGCCGCATCAACACCCTGCGCCAAGTACAGAACGTGATCCCCGAACCCCTCGAGCAGCTGCGTACCAAGGAAAGCCGCGAGTGCCTGGCCGTCAACTATGCCGAGCGGGTTATCAGACTGCTCAATGCCACCACCGATTTTGGTGCTAAGCAGGTGCCGGCGATCCGCTTGTGGAACATGTGCAAGCAACCGATCGCCGCCTGGGGCATGCTGCCCCGCCTGCCCAGGTTCAGAACGGCCGCGAGCCGCGACGACTTTATCACTCATCACCTTGCCCGCTGGCTCGACCCCAAATGGTGGGCCAGGCGCCTGCGCAAGGTCTGGGATCAGTACAACGAGCATTGCGCCATCCTGCTCGGCAAGGTGCGCAAGGGGGTATCCGCCTACGTCTCATCCCAAGGCCTGCAAACCTTTGTCGAGCGCCAGCGGATGGCAGCCGCCTGGCTCAAAGACATGGAAGCCTATAACGCCCAGGATGACATCACCATCAGCCTGGACGAGGCGGTAAAGGCCTCCATCGCCAACCCGGAAAACCGCCGTCATGAATTGGTGGTGCGCGCCCGGGGCTTCTCTGATGTGGCTGACGAGCTGGGTTATGTGGGCCTGTTCTTCACCTGGACAACACCGAGCCGTTTTCATCCCTGGAAGACGATCAAGGCTTCCCAGGCAAGCAAGGCCGACAGCACAACAGAAAACCCCCGACACGATGGCTCATCCCCCCGCGACGCGCAGCACTACATCAGCGAGCTGTTTAAGCGCTGCCGCTCGGCACTGGACCGCAATGTTTCCTGGGCGCCTGGCTTGCCGGTGCCCAGCAAGCCGCTTCGCTGCCGATCCGTTCAAGCAATCCAGCCTCACCTTGATGGCGCCTACCGATGGCGCCTGGGCGGGAGGTGGGACCGCTACCGGCAGGCGCTTGCAAACACCCCGCGCCCCTTTGCTGACCCCATCGACTATTTCGGCTTTCGGGTGGTAGAACCCCACCACGACGGCACACCCCATTGGCATCTGCTCATTTGGGTCAAGCCAGAGCATCAGCACCGGCTGATCGGCATCCTGCAGCGCTACGCTCTGAGCCATGACAAAAACGACCTCGAGCGCAAGCGTCACCCGGGCAGCAAGCAACCCTATAGCGACATCACGCCCCGCTTTGACTGGAAGGTGATGGACAAGGAGAAGGGCGGCGCTGTGGGCTATATCGTCAAGTACATCGCCAAGAACATCGATGGCCATCGGGTCGGCGACGAGGGCGACCTGGAAGCCGAGACCGTCGCCACCGAAGGCGCCCGCCGGGTGCGAGCTTGGGCATCGCTCTGGGGCTTGCGCCAGTTCCAGCCTTTGAAGGGGCCACCGGTCGGCGTCTGGCGTGAGCTGCGCCGTCTGCCTGGCCGCCTACAAGAGGCCAAGGGGATCCCCGTCGCCGCGCTGGCCGACCCCGTGATGGAAGAGTGCCGGCGCTATGCTGACGCCGCGGACTGGAAGAACTTCACCCAGACCATGGGCGGCCCCTGCTGCCGCCGTGATGAACGCCCCCTGAGTATCTACCGCACCGCCTTTGCCGAGCCCAACCAGTACGGCGAACCGCAAACCAAACTCGTGGGCGTGCGGGCCGCTGATGGCCACATCCAGCAAACCCGCACAGGGGAATGGGTGCTGCGCAAATGTGGGACACAGAGCACCACCGAGGCCCAGGGCAGCGGGTTTTGGGGCATGGACGAGCGCAGAGAGTTAGGGGGTGCCGAGCGAAGCGAAGGGGGTTTACCCCTTGGAGCTCTGGCAACAACTGTACGCGACGATCTCCGAGGAGCTAAAGAGGATCCGCTGAGTGATAGAAATCTACTCCATTTGGGGCTTAATGCCGAAGGTGTAGCCATGATCCGGCTCGGCCTGGTGGTCAGAGTGGGAGATAGGTCTGTTTGCATCCGGAATGGTGACCTGAAAGTCACCGAACGGCACTTATTATCATCACCCAATGAGCTATCGCCGTATCAGATAGAGGCCGAAGCCAGGCGCCGGGAGGCAAAACGCCAGACGCAGCTCAAGGATATGCGAGGTCTACTGACCGAGTCGGGAGATCCCGCGGCCTGGCTGGCCAGCATGACGGCCACCGGCGCCGATGATGCCTTGGCGTTACTGGAGGCCCTGGAGGATGGGGATACCGAAGCAGCCCGCACCCAGCTTGACCGGCTGCGCGATACTGTCGATCTACGGACATGGCCACAACCACCTGTCGAGCGCCGCCAAGAGACAATCAGCAATGTCGCGTTTTTCGGGGCCCCTGCTGATGGCCCGCGCTTTTCTACTCAGAAACAAGATGTGCACCACCTCATCGCCGAAACAACCAGGGCACGCTTGGCCGACGTTCGTCCAGAACATCGAGAGGCGCTGCTCACTCACCTGATGGACAAAGCCGATGCCATGACGCCAGGCGGAGGCGATACCGTCGCATTTGCAGCTGACAGACTGATTTGAGAAAGACACAGCTAAAACCCCAAATAGAATGCTACAATTTTCTAACAACATTAAATTCTGATGAGATACTGCACATTGTATTGAGTAGTGCCGGACATAATGCAGTACGGTGACAGCCGAAGGCTGAACTGGAGCTCCGGGATGGGGTGCGTAATGAAATTTAATATCGAAGATGTAGTGCTCGTAATAGTGATTCTTATGGCCAGCGCAATTACAGGTTGGATATTGGGAAACCTATTCGTTCATGTATTGAGAAGTTTTCCGCTAACGACCTCGAGTAACCAAGATAACTCCTGCCAACTCCCCCATTACGACAAACTGAAGATTCATACTTGTCCACACATGTTCAAGCACATCAAACGAAGCTAGGCAACGAATCGCTGCTGAGAAAATACAACAACCCACTCACGGAACCTCACTGGCTTCTGCCGCAGATTTAGTCTGGGATGATTCAGAGAGGGTACTGGTATCAGTGATTGTTCCAGCCACAACAACACGATTTCTACCTGTTTGCTTAGCTATCAATAGTGCAGCATCCGCAGCATGAACTATTTCATCAAATTCTATTGGCCCTTCACCATAAGCAACTCCAAAACTGGCTGTAACAGCAGGCATAGCACCAGTCATACAAGCCAGTTCTAGCTGTTCACGAACTCTATTCATGACATCCACTGCAACAGTCACTGATGCTTCAGGTAAAATTACAACGAACTCTTCACCACCATAACGTCCGACAATATCCGTATTGCGCACGACATCACTCAATACTCGCGCAAATACCCGCAAAGCTCGATCACCAGCCTCATGGCCAAAGCTGTCATTGAGGAGTTTAAAATGATCAAGGTCGCAAAATGCCACTGATACTGGCCCTGTACGAGATAATAAAGCTCTGGCTTGGTTTTCAAGGCTTCGTCGATTAAGCAATCCTGTAAGCCCATCTGTTTCTGCCTGTAACTGTGTTTCTTGCATCGCTCGTAACATCGCGATTCTTGTACTTGCTCGAGAAGATATCGACTGTAACCGAGAAATAGTTTCACCATCAAATGGTTTGCCCTGTGCGCCTACTACATGTAAAACACCAGCCTGTTTTCCCATACTCGTCATGGGTATACACACCGCAGAACAAGGACCGTTTGCTCGCCCTCTCAATTTACGACATGAATCGATCAACTCTGAGTCAGAGAATATCAACGTTGCTCCTCGCCTAAACGCAAGGCAATCGCGAGGAGTTTGAGCCATGCAGCCTGGAGCGCCTGCGGCTTCCGCAACTGCGACTTGTCGAAAATGCATCTGACTTGAATCAGCCAGTAAAACTTCTCCTGGGGTCACTTTAGTCACCAGAGCCAACGCTTCACTAACCACCGAAAACGCATCCTCTTCTGACTCAGTAGAATCTAAAGCTCGATGCAATCTAGCTTCAAAGTCCTGACGTTCAGCTTCTTTAAATAGAGCCAACTCCCTCCCTTCCGTTACTTTCCTAAATGAAGCACTGATGGTAAAAGCCAGCCAAAAAATAAATGGGAATGCTACGAGAGACGTAACAATTACAAAATTACGCAAATCATGAGCAGCTATTGATGCTGCAGCCAGGTCTTGATGAATTAAAATACTCCAGGAGTATCCCTTAAAACCAAGAATACCTTTTGAACTTGAATAACCAACGATCTGATCTTTTCCAGCAGAATCCTCAGCGTTCAATGCAATAAAACCCGCTGAATGCTGATGCAAACCCACGGTGCCTAACGAACCGACCTTCCGTATTTTTTGCGGAGCAGAATCATCGTCAGGCATCGGATACAGGATCACACCATCATGTGATAATACCTGAGTAGTAATTCCAGCATTACCAGTATCCAACAATTGATGTCTTACACTTCGCATTATTTCACCGACTACTCGGTCAAACGAAACCCAGTTAGCCCATATGCGGACAATCTTCCCATCCTCTGCATATATAGGAGCGACAAATAGTAATGTTTGTTCCTTTACTCCCGTTGCCAGTTTTAGTAAGGGGTCATAAGTAGCATCGCGATAATAACTCTGGCCATGATTAAGGTAACCACTCATTGCTTGCCGGAACCATTCTGTATCTGCGACCGAAGTCTTTCGCAATTCCATACTATCAATGGAACGACCATCCCCTGTTGATGTATTGGTTGCGATAATATTCCCTTCAGGATCCGCTATAACCATCAGGTCGTAAAAACCATAAGCTTGAGTATAAATATCTGCAATTTTACTAACACTGTCGGCGGGGCCTAGAGCTTGCGGATTAAGAGCCATCATTTGCACATCACTGTAACGCTCAAATAGGTTACGGTCTATCTTATCTATTGCTTCTCTAGCTTGGGCTGCCAAAAAACTCCCAGCCTTGTCATTCAGACTTTGGCTGCTGCGCTGATATGCTAAGAAACCTACTGATATCAAAGGAACTAACCCAATAAAAAGTAGCGCGATCAATAAATTCCGCGTAAGGCTTTTCACATGCGGGCTATTCTGGTTCATGATGCTATGTGTGGAAGCCAGCTTAAGTTTCATCCTTGCCCACCTGCCCCATAAAAGTAATTACAGTTCATGCTAATAACACACAAATCAACATAGATGATTAACCTTCTACTGCCAACCTCGCATAGACCATATGGGCACATAAGACTAGGTATCTACTCATACTTTCCGAAAATCCCGTAGCTAGCAGTAAAGTACAACGATCCAGATAGTGTTCACTATCTAGATGTAATCAACCCAGCCCCCCAGAGGGCCAAAACAACATCCATCTGACTGTTTGGTAAGACTTTTATTTCTGTAGTTGCCATCACCTTATTCCAAAGAGCAGTTGAACTAGGCAGAACATCCCTTTCATTCTGAAGGATCCGCACAGCCTTAACGGCATAATCACGATTCCGGACTGAACGTGAATACCTGCCTTTGTGAATACCCCGGATCAACCCTTCACTACAGAGCCCAAGAAATGCACTTTTTGGGCTACTTTTTATCTGAGCAGAAACATTTGAAAATTGCTTTTTTGCTGCCAGTTCCCAAGCCTTACAAGGTGTGAGAGCTTCATCCTTACACAACTGAATGGCATTGATTGCCACGAGTCCATAACCCACTCAATTCTCCTTCCCCCTAAAGGGTCCCAGAACTCCCTATCGAAATACACAGAAAGTGGTCGCTATATAGCCACTAAGCAGAGCACAATCGCGCTCTCTATGATTGACTACACTATGATTGCTCCATCGCACCAAGGTACTCCAATGAAGCTAGACAATACAAACATATTGCTCCTTGTGGAAGCATATGGACAAGACCAATGGGTAGGCAGCCCTGCACAAGAAAAACCTGATGCACCTGCACTGGGACACTATTCCTTCACCACTGAAGATTTTTCATATTGGTATAACCATTTCACAGCATTCTCTCCGCCTCCACTTTCACCCCCAACCTTGGCTACCTTCAATACTGTCTTGAGCAAATATCCGAACTGTAATCAGATTGGAAAAGAGAGCGATTTAGATATCTCGTGGCATTGGCAATTACACCCGTAGGAGAGAGGACTGAGGCGATGCAACCATGGAGCCCTACCAAGGCAAAGGGGCGCATCGATGCGCCCCTTTTACTACCCCAAATTGAGCTCCCGTTGCAGGCGCTGTCGCCCGTCCGGACTGAGCGAGTTGATAAGGCTCAGCGCCAATTGCGTCGTCGTGCGCCCCGACGGGCTGAGCTGATGGCTGTACGACACTTGCGCCACCCACGAACACCCGCATTCGGCATCGGTGCACTGGCAATACAAGTCTGATGTATCCAGGCTAAAGCGATGCGTCTTGGTGATGCGCCCCAGCGCCCCACATTCCCGGCAAAGGAATGACTGATTTCTATCAGGATCCATTGCGAGGCCGCTTGGCATAAGGCTTAAGGCCCTTTTTTAGGCCTCGCTCATACCCCAGTACACACCGCATTTCCCCGCATTTTACCCCTCGTTTTGCCCCAAAATTGCCCCAAGGTTAACCCATCAAAATCGAGCAAAAAATCAACCAATACAGTTCAGCCCATAAAGACCGTATAAACCCCTAGGCGATGCATGGTGGCAATGGATCAGTGTTGAAGAGGCAAATTGTTGCCGCTAATGAGAAGGCTAAATCACGCTGTCTGTGGTGATGTGGAATTTGACTGCCTGTCTTCATCCCCTCGCTCTTTCCGTCGCTCGCTTGCCTCTTTAATGAGGTCTTCCTTCTGCTTTTCCAGATCTTCAAGCATGCCCTGTTTGTCTTTATCAGACAGGTTTGGGTTGTCAGCTATTTCTTGTTTCTTCTGTTCGAGCTCATCCAGCTTTTCTTTACTGAGGCCAATCCGCTGTGCGAGCAAATGGTCCAAAGCTATCTGGGTAAGACTGCGCTCCTGCGGCTTTTTTACAATCCCTGAGCGATCGTAAGTTGGAGCGCCGGCATCACCACTTACACCGAGCGTGACGCGATCCTCAGCGAGCTTAATGCTGTTTTGTTGCTGTCCAAAATTCAACGTGTTCTGATTGTCTATCTGCGATGGCGCTATGAACTGAGATTGAGCCGCACCGATTATCATGACCACCTCCTCTGCTTGAACCTCTAAAACTCAGGCAATTTTCGCGCCATCAGTACTGCTGCCATAGAAAAGCCCACACATTGCAGGCTTATGGTGGGCTTTTCTGGACACATTCATGTCATGCGATTTCATCGCGAAGCATAGCTATGATGCGCGCGATGGCATCCCTCTCCTGAAGAGTCAAATCGATCTCCTCAAGATATTCTTCTAGTTCCGTCAGTAGTAACTCCATCCTGTGGTCCCTCAAGTTACTTCTCAATCTTTCGACTGTGAAGAATGCTGTATATACATACAGCAAGAGGGGACGCTATCACTTTTCATTTTTAGGGTGTATTAAAAACAACCAACTCTACCGTTCGGACTCCGTTTATCTGTCGAAATTGCCAATAGCAGCATTACCAGATACTAATGACTAGATTCATAGCAAAACCAATCAGGGCAAGGAGAAAAGCGACCGCCATAAAAGTCTCCAGGCTCTCCCGGTTGGATTTGCTAAAACACCAGATCCCTATCGCGAACGGTATCAATGCCAACATGAAACTGGCACTGGACGCTTTCAACGCCAGCACCATGCATCCAATTGCAAGCAGCAGCCACATGGTTGAGCCTCCACAGGTAAAGGCCTCAGTTTAATCCCATCAATATGGTCATGGCAGGGCCGCACAACTGGATTGGATATCCAACAAGATGTCGATTCACCATTTATGGTAAAGTCTCACTGTGCGACATGAAGAGGCAACGAAGAGCATGAAAGACAACAACATCAGCAACAAGTATGGGTTGCCACAAGTACAGAATCGGCCACAAATCAAGGCTGAAAAGAACTTGTGCCTGAACGGTGAAGAAGGTCGCCAGATCATCAAGTCTGAGACCAAACTGGCACTGAAAACCCACGAGAAAACCTTCACCCGTTTGGCTGATATGTAATGAATATCATCCAGTTTCCTCCTGCGCGGGTGCTTGAAATCAACCACTACATACTGGGCGCGTCACCTGGCCACCAAGGTGCCGCTAGTATTGCGCTATTGGAAGGGGCTCTTGGGCGCATTGACAACGCCATTGCCTACAATGGACTGGATGATGTGTTTCTTATCGCTGCAAAGTACGCCATGGTCATCGGTACAGCTCACGCCTTCTCTGATGCCAACAAGCGCACCGGACTCGCCGTATGCCTCGAGTACCTTTCTCTCAACGACTTTGAGATAGAGAAAGATAACGAAAAGCTGGCTGATGCCATGGTGGATCTGGTGCTCAGAGACCTGCCAGAAGAGCAGTTTGCCGATATCCTTTACGCACTATGGCTGGAAGAGCAAAAAACCTTCTGAGTCTTTCCTGACAGGTGGACATAGTTGTGATGGCCGCCATCTTCCTCTACTCCCAGTTCTCCTTGTTTTTGTTGACGGCCTGATAGACCAGGTCATTGCGGCGGGCCAGCAGCTCGTCGATGCGCCGGCGCTTTTCCTCCGCCCCCATGGTCTTGTCACGCTGGATCAGGTCTATCTTGTTGCGAACCACCCTTACCTGCTGCTGGGTGCGGCTCAGGTTACGGCGCGATTTGAGGATCCCACCCTGCTCTTCCAGCAACTCATTGGCCTTGTCGGTCAGTCCTTCGCTGCGGTACTGATCCACTGTACGCTTGAGCTGGTTTACCTCACTCAGCATCCGGTAAAACTCTTCCATGTGCTGAGTGGACTTGGCCGGCCCGGTGCCGCGGTACACCGCCTTCACCAGAGGAATGTCGTCAGCACGCCAGGCCGCTGACTCACCTGGGTGACCAACACGGATCAACCCATCTGCCGCGGCCATAATGTAACTCCCCATGGTACCGGTGTAGCCGATCAGCAAATGCTCCAGTTGCTTGGGAGAAAAGCCTGACAGCTCACCAAGCTCGCGCATCAGTAGGCTGGTCTGCTCGTTGTAGCGAGCCTCGGCGCGCACGGCCAGATCCTGCGGGCTGTCGATGGGGCCACCACGGAAGCTGTCGTAGTTGAAAACAGCCTCCACCACAGGCTTGACGATCTGTGGCGTCGGGTTCAGAGCGAAGGTATCCCCGATCGCCCTGGCCACTGCCTTGCCAAACTGGGCGCCGGTATCCTTGTCCCCAAAGGCACGTGCTATACGCTCAGGGATAGTGCCAAACATCACCCCGATCTCGAATGGCTTGGGAATACGCCAGTGCTGATCACCAACGAAGAAATGCCAGTTGCTGTCCTTGTCCCAATCCGGCAGTTCCTCATAGCGTTCATCGTCCCAGTTCTGGGCCAGCAGGGCCAGACTGGCGGCCGTGATCAGGCCCGCTCGCTTAGCGATGGTGCGTGGATTGTCACGCAGCTCGCGGCTCAGCTTGCCAAGCCCCTGCACCCGGGCGTTGAAGAACGGCAGCACCTGCACCATCACCTGCATGGCTCGTGATGCCCCCAGCAAGGAGAAGTCCATCAAATCTTTCGATTCAAAAGCGGCCTGAGCATGGCTCTTGCCAGCCTTGATGGCCGCCTCGTAGACAGCCTCTCGGTTGGCATTTTCAAATACTTCGCCGTACCTGTTGTACTTCTCCCAAGCGTTGGCAATAACCCCCTTGGCTTGGGCGGCGTTGCGGATGATGGATTTTTCGTAGCGAGCGATCTGCTCTGGTGTCATCCCCTTGCGGCGCAGCGACTTGCGCACCGAGTCAGCCATAGCAGTTGGGTCGTTGCCGTTGACGTAGCCACCCAGGAAGCTGGCTCCGCTGAACATCACATCAATGGTGCTCCCCTCCATGGCCAGGGTCTTCTTCACCCCCTTGATGGAGTCGATCACAGGTTTGAAGCCGTCCTTGCTGATCGCCCAGCTGGAGAGCGAGTCGCGCAAGAAGTTGCGCAGCATGAACTCCGGCGATGCGGTCACCCCGGCCGTCAACAGACGCTTGGCCTTGGCCGCCACGTTCACCATGGCGCCAAACGGCTGGCGATCGAAGAAGGTCATGGCGCGATAAAGGTCAGGATCCTCAACCCGGATCATGTAATCCTCGCCATCCAGCTTGACGGTGATCAGGTCTTTGCTGTTCTTGAGTGCACGCCAATCCATCATGTTGGGCTTGGCCACCACCTCAATGATCCCGGTATCTGCCAGGTTCCAGACTGTCTTTTGCGCTGCCATGTTCTTCATGGAGGCATCGATCAGCTTAGAGGTCGAGGTGAAGATGTTCTCGAGCAGATCGTTGGCATTGGCCTCGCCGCCCTTGAGCTTCTTGATGCCGGCATTCTGATTGGCAATCCCCTTCGACTTGAAGGGGGCGATCACGTCACCATCATCGGATTCACGGAAGAATGGTATGTACCACTCGCTTTCGAACTCAGCCCTTGCCTCTGCGGTGAACAGCCCCGCCTCCTGCGCCAGATCCAGGGTGGCAGAGTTGAGCCTGTTCCAGCGCGCTTTGGCCTCCATGAACTTGGCTTCCTTCCCCTTGCCCAGGCCTTTTAGGGCCGTGATGTCCTGCTCACTCAACAGGTTCTCCCGCCCCTGCCCCATCAGGATTTCAGCCCGGTGCCCGGCTATCCAGCCCAACCAATTGTGCAGATCTTTTCCGAGGTCAGAAAAAATGCCCAACAGGGCATCTTTTTCACCAGTACCAGCCTTTCGCTGGATCACCCCATCCTGCCACTCTGGCAAGCCGTAGAGCATCGTCGCTTGCATAGTAGAAGCTGCACCTGTGGCCATGCGCGCAGCTACATATCCAGAGTCGGCTGCCTCGGTGACACCTGCGGCGTCTTCTGCATATTTGATGGGGGCTAAGGCGTCTAGCACCTCGGTGTTGGCTTTCTTGATGACACGATTAATCCATGAACTGACTACGCCGCGGTCTACCTGGCGCAGCTGATTCAGGATGATTTTGGTTTTGTCGATGATGTCGGGCTTAGGACCCAGATTGAGCTTCTGCAGTGCCTCGTCGGCAGTGGCATTGGTCTGACTGAATTTCAGACCATCAGGCGGGAGAGATCCATCGTCTCGAGCGCTTTCATGTTCGCTTCGTGTCGGCGCTTGCGGTCCTGCCGCAGTGACTCGATCTCGGACTTTGTCAGCATCCTTGGCACGAAGGAGGTAACGGCCTTCTGACTCGGTGAGGGAGTCAAAGCCGTAGCCGAATCGGTTGTGCCACCACGCTTCAAGGTCTGTGCCTTCATACTGGTCTCGCAAGTGCTCAAGGGTTGAGCTATCAATCGCAATTTTGGCGGAATACTGCTTACCGGTCAACGCTGTCGCAGCAAGCACCTCCCCGCCTCGGTTCTCGATGTAGCCCTTGAGATTCGCAAGTGTACCGCCCTGGGTCAGGGTGTCATCCATGATGAGATAGGGTTTGTCTTTTCGAACCGGTCCATCAAAGCTGGGCTGATTTGCCAACCGACCAAACCCGTCCTGTGTCGTGCGTCCGACCTTGGCGGACTGCATGATATCCAGTTCGACCTCAATGCCCAGAACCTTACCCAATGTATCTGCCATCGCACTGGGGATAGCGTTACGACTCACCGCTTCCTCAGCATGTACTCCAAGGGCAATGGCCGAACGATCGCCGATCAGTCTTTTCAGTTGCTTGATGGCATCGGGAGATAGTACATCATGAACCAGCCGTCGAGCGGCTGCATCATCGCCCCCTTTGGCAGCCACATAGTCCGGGTGGCTAGTCGCGTCAGCAAGGCGGCCATGCAAAATCACTTCAGGGAAGTCTTTACCCCAGGGAGTACGCTCTGCACTAAACCACAAGCGCTCCCCTTCTGCAGTTCGAATTCCTACATCTGCTTGCTGTAGCCTCTTGCCCAACCCCTCGATCAGGGAGCGAGTCTCCGCCGCTGTGATGCCATCTGACACAAAACCAACGGCACGTAGCGCCCGAATGACCCACGTTACCAGCCGATCCCAGCCTTTGCCCCAAGCGCCCTGATCTAACTCAGCCAGGTGGGCCACCACCTCCTCCGCTTGGGTACCAATATCCTCATCGGCGTAATGGGTGCTCACCCAGTCCCATACTTGCTTCATGCTGGGGTCATTCTGGGACTGGATGAGACGGCTCATTAGCTTGGTGTATTCTCCGTCACCCAGCACATTGGCCAGACCATAGTGGGCCAGTAACTCATGACGCAGGATCTCGCGCATCCGCTTGGGATTAGCGATGGTATCGACCGCCACATGCAGAATGCCGGCATCGTCATCAAACGCCGCGCGCCGAATAAGTCCCTCTTTGGGCTCCAGCCCCAGAGCTTGTTCCAGCCCCCCCTGGGTAGTATGAAGCCTCACATCAACACCGCTGGCCCCCTTGTACTGCTTCATCCACATCTTGGTGACCAACTCGGCCTCAGCCCGAGTCAGGTGCTTAGCCGGTTTGTCCCCTTGAGCCATGGCCTGCTTCGAGAAGAGGATGACGCGATCCCCCTCCGGCGTTGTCTCGAGGGTGCTAAAGAAATTGTCGAAACCGGCTCGAATGCCCGGCACCTCACCGGCAGTCGGATAGGGATAGCTGTTATCCAGCTCCCAACCCAATTTGGCTGATGCCTCCCAGGTCGCCTCATCGACTATATTGGCCAGATAATCGTTGCTGGCCCCCTGATCCTGCAGCTTGCTGATGAGGTAGCTCTCAAACGCCCGCGCACTCATCTCGGTATTGGTGGTCCAGTATTGCTTGGTACGCTTGCTATCAAGCTTGCTGGAGCGAGCCTTGAGCGCGGTTTGTTTGATGGCTCGCATCACCGCGCCAAACGCCACCACCATCTCCTTACGCACCTCTCCCTTGTGGGCAAAGTCGCTGCCACGGGCCGCCAGATCCACATCCAGCGCCTCCGTCATGTTGTCACCTGCCTTGCCACGCCATCGGGAGAAATAGTTGTCCAGCGCATGCCACCACTCGTGGCCAAGCGAGCCGGCACCGTTCATCTTGGTCAGGTTGATCACGATCTTCCCTGGCTCGTAATGTGCGGCCGCTGGTTTGACTCCTCCACTGCCACGGGCGCCAAACGCTAGTCCTAGCTCACCGTTGAGCGAGATCGCCTTGGGCGGGATCCCCAGAATGGCGGCCATGTCCATAAGTGCATCGAAGGCATCGTTAAGATCTCGCTGTCTGCGTCCCTGCTCTACCCAGTTACCAAACTCCACACCACGGAATCCGAAGGCGCTGGCAAACAGCTCCGGGCTCACATCTGCCCCACCTCGCATATCCTCACCCACGCGAGGCAGGTTTAGGTCACGCCGCTCATCGGGAATATCCTTGCGCCGCTTCAGTTGGGCGATCAGCTCGTCCTGGTGCTCAGCCCGGTAGGCTCGGGCCTCCTTCACATCTTTGAACGCTGGAGTGAGATCGAGGTAGTTTCGCCCCAACTTCTTGCCAACAAACCAGCCCTTGCCATCATCCCGACTGTAGATGTCGAACGTCACCGCCTTGGGCTTACTGGCCTCGGCAGTCAATTCCTCATAGCGAGCCTTGAAGGCAGCAATGGCCTCCTGCTTTGTATCTCCGGTGGCGATGATACGTGGCCAGTTGCCCAGGGCGCTGGACTTGGTCCCGCGCTCGAGGGTCCACATCTGCTTGGGCGGGTCGTACTTCACCCCGTTATACAAACTGTACTCGCCACCCCGCAGCTTGAGGTCTGCCAGGCTGCGTTGATGGCCCACTGCCTCGTACAGGGCGGCACGGTTACTGATGTCTTCCGCCAGATGCAGACCCGACTTAGCGATTTGCTGGCGCAGCTGCTCGCTGGAGCTGTCACCTTCCAGCAGCCCCAGCACGGTGTCGCGCATCGACTTGACGGCTTCGGCCCAGCGTTGCTGCTTCCAACTGGTCTGCGGCTTGGCCGGGATGCTGTCACGGGCCGCACGGGCGTAGGCCACAAACCACGGCTGGATGCCGCTCTCGAGCAACTTCTGGTAATCTGGCGTCGGCCAGGCCTTGGAGAGCGGCAGCGCCTTTATCTCATCGACCGTATCGCCCTGGATGCTGTCCCGGTAACTGGCCCAGATATCCTTACGAGCCCCACCAATTTTTTCGCCAAAGTCGGTGATCTTCTCGGACTTTTCTTTGGCAGAGAGCGGCTTGGTGGTATCACCCTCTTCCAGCCAGTGTTTGAACTGATCCAGCGGCATGGCCTTGATGGCCCCCAGTCCTTCCCAGCCTTGCTCGTAATTGGCCAGATAACCCGTGCGAGCCGCGGCCTCGTCACCAAACCCCAGCATCACTTTGTGCTCGTCAAACTTTCCCGTCTTGGGGTCTACCTGGTCCACCACGTAGACCTGCTCACTCTCCGGCTGGTCCCCGATAAAGACATCGACGTGATCACCATCAGCCCCTTCGGTACGTTTGATGTAGCCGTAGTCATGGGCCATGGTCGATTGCCATGCTTTGCCATCAGGCGCAGTACCGGAGCGAGTAGATCCTTTGGGGTTTTCCAGGGCAATGTCGAAGCCGTGTAACTTCAGGTGCCCCTTCTTGTAGTTGCCTGCCTCCTTCTGGGCCTGAGTTGGCTCTGTATTTACCTCTGCCCTAGCTGCCTCCACCTGCGCAACCGGCTCGGAAACAACAACCCCGGCAGGAGCCGGGGTTGTCAGTGTTTTGTCATCTTGTTGCTGTCCAATTGATACAGGTACAGGAGGCGCGAGATCTCCTCGATCTCCGGCTCCAGTTCGGTCGGTGAGTTTGGCAGTGGCTGGCTCAGTACCTGCTGCAGTTTGGCTGCCTGCGCCTGGTTGATCACCTTGTCGTTCACTGCTGCTTGCAGATAGTCGGTCAGGTTGGTCATGGGGTACCTCTGGTTGTTCGTTGGGAGGGATGACATCGTGGGAACCAGTCTCGCCTGCTGATGTGAGTGGCTGAGGCTGACGGATGTTGGACTGTTCAGCTTTTACCCGATCAACCTCAGCGATTTCGGCGACGCCAAACCCGCCACCATTGAGCGGAACCGGAACCTCTGTCCCCTTACGACTGGCAAGCAACGCCTCCTTCTCGCTAGCAAAGGGCTTGCCTCGCCGAGTAACGCGAAGTGAGTTGAGCGGACCGATGGTCGCTTCCATGGGTGATAGGGAAACCTGAGCCTCTGCATCCCCCATCGACTCAGGGTCCATGACATCTTCCACCTGCAGGCCGTCGGCCTGATCCAACAGCTCAGCCACCGTCGGTGCCGGAGCCTTAGCGAGCGCATCCTGCACTTCGCTATTCTCGGCCACCCCTTTGAAGCGGTCCGCCGTATCGTCTTGGCGCAGATAAGCTGGCACGTCGCGCAGCTCGTCATACTGGCTGGTACTTGGGCCAAGCGGGGATTGATCTGTCGCTGTAGGTACTTCTGGCTCGGGAGTAACCTGTGGCTCAACTTGCTCGCCAGGCGCGGGATCCTGTGTGGTAGGTTCAGCATCTCGAGTCGGGTCATCTTCAGTCTCAACTTCACCGCGTTTACCGCGCAGTTCACCGATACCGCCCGTGGCGCCACCGACCCCCATGCCGATAAGTCCGCCCTCAATGGCAGAGGAAACAACCCCTTTCATGGGGTCGATATTGGCGCCTGCGACCTCATTGAGTGCTTCATTCACGCTGTACTGCTGGGTCCCCTCTTCAAGTGCCTCACTGACCCCTTCACCAGCAGCCCCTTTACCCATCCCTTTGAGCACGCCGCCCCCGGCGCCTTTACCGGCCAGCATCTTGAACAACATGGTGTCGCCCATCAGAGTGCCAACGGCAGCAGCCCCCCAGGTTTTGGCATCCCCCATGGTGGCCTGGCTTGCAACATTGGCGGTTTCTTCGCGTGCCAGCTGCAGCTTCTCGCTATCAGAGAGATGTGCGGTCTGTTGATCGGCATCGATGCGTAAGAAGGTATCCCGGAAGGTCGTACTGTTTCGCAACTCATCGAAGCTCATTGCCAGCACAGAATCCCTGGCATTCACGCCTGCGGCGCCTACCGAACCAGTAAAGCCAGTGGTCGTTGCTGCACCAGTGGCCAACCGAGACACCGTCTTAGCTGCAACCGCTTCCGCTACCTCTAGCGCAGCCCCACGCTTGATCATGGTGGCGGTCACCATCCGACTGATCGTCGCTTTGGCTGCCAGCCCGGTGATCCCGCCACTCGCCAGCGTAGGAATAAGCGACCCCACCCCTTGCGCCATTTTCATCGCCCAGACATCAATATCCCCAGCACCGTCCCCGAGGGTGATAGCACCCGCCGGTGACTCGCTGACAAGGCTGCGAGTCATTGCCTCCTGAGCATCGTCACTCATCCCTTCCTTGAGGCTGTCCGCACCCGACTGAGCCAGCGCCCCAACTCCGGCCACCACATCCAGCGCCGGCGCCAACTTCTTGGCCAGGTTTGCGCGGGCATTCTCCAGGTAGTCTCCTTGGTCCTTGCCGCTATTCTGCCGGCCATAGTTGCCAGCCTGATGCGCCAGCTCACCGATGCCACCCACCAATTCAAGTCCGCCAGCACCAACAGCACGAGCAACATCACTGAGGCCAACATCCAGATTGCGCGGCGCCGGTGCGGGCGTAGCCAAACCAGCATCCAGGCTGTTCCAGAACTCATCCATGCGGCTATCACTTTGCTGCGCCGTCGGCAGCATGCTTGCAGTCTTATCCATGGCGTCCTCGAGAATGGAAAAAGAAAAGCCCCGACCGGCGAACCAGTCAGGGCTTGGAGCTGGCGATCAGCGTAAAAAGCGCACTGATCGATGATGAGAAGATGCTAACGCTGGAGGAGCCAGCAGGCAAGGTCTAGCGAGTGGACATAGCTTGATACGCCGCTAGGCCATCTGGGGTTTTGGTGAGGTCAGGGGCTGTTTTGAAGGGCTCAACGAGCGCATTGAGTGCAGCCTTCTCGGCAGCCCTGGGATCCTGCTTGGCTATAGGCGTTGGTGTTGGGCTCTCGCGCAGAGAATTTGCCGTCTTTCCATCACGCCGCAGCTGGATCCAGCGGCTGTAAACCTGGTCCAGCATAGCCGGATCAGCATGCTCCGCAATAGGCTTCCCATTCGCTCCCGCCTCCTGCACAAACTCGCGGCGAAGGGCATCATTGCCAACCCATTGCGTCAATCCAGAGGGTGGCGGCTCAGCCCCAGCACTGGCCGCCGGGGCCTCTAGACCGAATACATCACGCAGTCCCCGCTCCTGCTGCGTAGCGGCCTCCCGCTCTGCAGCGATAGCACTCTCCTTTTCCTCCTGGCTCAGCATGGTGTCACGACGGATCTGACTAACCGCTTTCTCAGTGTCTGCCTGCAGCTTCACAATGGCTTGACGGTAGCCCTTCACATCAGCCCCGGTCGTCAACCCCAGACTAGTCCTGATGCTGTTGGCATTGGCCACCATTTCACGGGAAAGTGCCGCACGCTTGTAGCCGGTACCGATGAAATCGGAAATGGGGATTACCTTGGGTTTATCATCCTCCCTGGCCGTGCGGTTGTTCGTCACTGGGCGCTCGGCAGTAGAACCGTCGTCATAGGTGACCTTCAACCCCAACACCACGCCAGCCCCATCCGGCGTCACCATGATGCGGCCCAGTTCCTTGTTCTTGATGGTCTTGCCGGTGGCGGGATCCACATCGCCAATCCCGGTCTTGATTTCCTCCTGATAGAGGATACCCGCCGCTTTCAGCAATTCTGGGGCATTGATCCGGCCGACCCCCTCCTCACTATTCCAATCCAGCTTGCCACTTTCTGCATCTCGCATCAGGCTTCCCGTATAATTCACGAAGGTCTTACCTGCACTAGCGAACGCATTGTTCATATAGCGCTCCGGGTTGTACTGTGCGGCCTTCGGGTCGCTCACCACCTTCCGGAAGAGATCCCCCGGATCCTTGCCTGCTTCAATATCCTGCCACCCTTGCTGGATCACCGGCAGGTACTCCTGCTGATAAGCCTCTTTCTCTCGTCGATCTTTTAGCCACTGATATTCTTCTTCCGCTCGGGAGTCTGCTCGTGCCGCCCGTGCGCTTGCCGCCTTGGTGCTGGCAATGGATGAGCGTACCTGTTCCTCATAGAGACCATCACGCCGTGCCTCACGTTCGTCTTGCTTGCTGTCTTGCTGCCGGGCATAGGCCGTCTCATCGGCATACCGTTCATCAGACTGCCGTTGACGATCCAGATTGTTCTGCCACATCGCATCCCGCAGCCCCTGCACTTTCTCCGCACGCTCGTCAGCCTTCTGACCGCGCTGATAGTGGTTCATGGCACCAAACCCGGCGAGGAACCCCTCGGCCAATCCTGAAACTCCCATCGCCCCTCCTTAGAACAAGCTGGCCAAGAGGCCGACACCGGCTCCGATCACTGCGCCCCATGGGCCACCGACAGAGCCCGCCTGGGCCCCCGCCATGGCGCCAACGGCCGCGCCGGTCCCCACATTGGTCATCGTCTGCTGCTTCTTCTGCTCTTTGAGATTTTTGTTGGCGGTTTCACGGGCATCGTCCAATTTTGCCGACTCGCTCATCCCCTGCAGGGCCTGACGCCGCGTCTGTGCGCCAATATCAATCAGTCCGTATCCCATCACATCCCTCCACCAGCCTTAATCGCCTCTCGCAAGCCCGCATCGGCCCCGGTGAGAATACCCATCTGGCGTTCTTTCTCTTGCTCGCGCAGCCCATTTTCGGTACCGGCGGTCATCAACGCCATGCGCAATCCCTGGCTGTTGTCTTGTGGACTGGTCGGTGCGGCCACTCCCATACGGCCATTGCGATTGGCGGTTGCCTGTTGCGCGGATACCAGCGCATTGGTGTTGTTCTGCTCGACACGGCCAAGCTGGGCACGTAGAAACTGACCACTCGTGGCCTGCTCCATCAGCTCTTTCTGCTTCGGATAGAAGCGAGCTAACCAGTCGTCGTATTGCTGCCGGGTGATGCTGGCAAATTGGTCCGAAGCCCATCCCATCGGTTACCCCCTTAGTAGCCCTTGTTTTGCAAGATGCTGGCGGTCGGGCTGATATTCTTGCCTGTTGCCCCGCCGCCAGCTGAGTTGTTCATGCCATAGGCCGTTGCAGCCCCGCCAACAGTACCGACCAACCCCAACACCGCCTGCTTGTTGTTGAATTTTATTTGAGCATCGTTCGCAGCCTTGTTGAGGCTGGCACTAGCCAAGCTGCTATACCCCTCGAGGGCCTCAGCCTTCTGGCCTTGCCCCATTGAGACCACATCCTTGAGCCCTGCCACGTACTTATCTTGCTGGCTAGATTGAGCTCGATTCGTCGTATCGGTCTGGCTCAATGCCTGGTCAGTTTCCAGCTCGTGCATGGTGCTTTGATATTTGCCGCTCGTCGGGTCTACGCCTGATGCCGCCATGGCGTCAGAGAGTCCCTCACGAGCTTCACCAAAGCTGTGAGCGGTCCCCAATGCGGCGGTACCAGCCGCATGGTCAAAAGCCTCACCTCCGTTCAGGTCGTCCACCTTATCCATGAAAATGTCTTCGTACTGCTTAAGATCTGACTGGTAGATCCCCCATTGCTTCATCGCAATGTCCGCCATGGCCTTCTGCGCCGAGGTCTCTTTGATCTCGTTAGAACCGCCCTTCCCCATCACGCCACCTCACAGGTTGATCTGAAAAACCAGCATGCCGTCGTCATCATCCGGCTGGCGCACCCACCCCATCTTTGGTGCCACCTTGAGCCAACCACGCCGGGTTGAGTGGAACCGTAGCCAACGAGCCCCTATCATCCTGGCCAGGCGTTTTACCTCTGGCAGGTGCCTAAGTGGAGCACCCTGCTCACCCCATCCAACCCACACCAAAACCCCGCAGTTCCCAGCTTCTGCCACCGGTTTTAGGACAAAACCATCGGCATCACGTATAAACAAAAACGCCACCCGATTTCGGATGGCGTCTCTAAGTTCAGAGCATAAATTCCCATTTCTAATGTCATGAGCTATTTGCCAGATTGGACTCATTACTGCTTAATCCTCAAAGTAATGGCCCTTGCTGACAGTTTTAGATTTGAGCATCAATCATCAAAACTCCAACTGCACCCGGAAAGTTGTATGACTCGGCATTACCTGCTGACTTCACGAATTTTATAGAGTAAGTCTGACCTGCGGGAATGGAGACCGAATACGTTTCCATTGCTGTGTAGGAAGAAATAGACGCACCTCCCGCAGTTGCAATAACCGTAGATTTCACAGAGTGAACCACGCTACCGTTTAAGTAGACATCGCACTGTGTCCATGATGTCCCTGAGCAAACAGTGATAGCCAAGGTTGCCAAACGAGAGCGACCTGATGCAGCAATCTTCACCGGTGTGTCGTCGTGCATTGCATGGATACGAACGACGTCACCTTCTATACGTTCAGCATATACAGTGCCCTTCACCACACAGTCTTGTTCAATCGTGCAGTTACCTATGGCCATGTTCTTCACATAGCCACCCTCTGCTCTCAAGCGACTTGTATACACGCTGCCGTCGGCATAAATCATGGTGTACCAACCCCAATCCCATGCCGCATAAGGCCCGCCTTTACCAAAGCCAGCAGCCCCCCCAGCCATAAAGGCATTGCCCATGTCGAACTGACCACCGGTGATCAACGGGGCACTGATACTGACCCCTGCCTTGATATAGTCAGCAGTGATTCTCTCCGAATGGATGATCTGGATAGTGGCCGCTTTGATCACAGCCTCACGAATGGCTACCTTGCCCTCATTGGTAACCCCGAAGATGATCTCTTTCTCGTTTGGCTTGGCCGGATTGTAGATAGCGAATTTTGTTGCCGATGCAATTATTTCATCAACATCAGGGCTTGTAGAAACGCGTAAGCCAGCGGTGCTGTGGAGTGGGCCAACCATGCCATTCTTGTTGACGAACCTGACCCAGTAGAAGGCTGAAAAGCCCTTGCCGACAGTATCGGAGTAAACATTGGCAAGGGATGTACCTATGGCCACTGCGCTAGATGGATTATCCGCCTCTGCACGCAAGACTTCGGCGTATGAATGGCCCTTGTATGCCGGCGCTCCCCAGCTCAATGTGATGGTGTGAAAGGCACCATCTGCCGTCACGTCGGTTGGCGCAGCAGGTGGTTGTACACCAGACCACTCCGGATCAGTCGGTTTGTCAGGAGGAAGCTCGGGCACAATCTGCCCAGCGCCATTGCGCCGCAAGTTCACCATCCCAAGCTGCGCCGCTTCACGCAGCGTCAGAGCCTTATCCAGCCGGTCCCCTTTTTGGCCGGTCAGGATCTGCATGTTCTCTGTCAGTCCCTGCTGAGTGCTGCTAGCTCGGAAGGTGCTCTTGCTCATTGCAAACAGACCTCCGCCATACTGCCGCCCAGGGTAATACGCTCAACCTCGGCGGTTCCACTCACCTCAACTTGCCAGCGCCGTCCCCTCATTGGGGGCAACCGAAAACCTGTGTGCGGGACCTGGCCCACCACCAGCTCGAACACCCGGGCGCCATCAACGATCAGCACAAAACCAACTTGCTCGATGGCCTCACTCATCACTCGCGCACAGCTGAGGCTCACCCCGGGGGCCAGCACAAACACCTTAGACCGCCAGCACATTTGCAGAGCAGCAGCACCGCCACGCCATTGATACAGTTGCGTGCCCTTGGCGATCATCAGCGCATCGAGCTCCATGTCTGCAACTGCCGTATCCCAACGCCCCGAAATCCAGCGTAGATCACCGGATCTAGGGTCAAACACAAAGCCATGGCTATCGGTCTGGGCCACGTAACGCCCTTCGCTGTACCAAGCCCGCAGTGTGTCGGGTTTCAGTGCCAGCCATTGCTCCCGGGTGATGATCCCCTCGGAAATCAGATGACCGCCATCGGCACCGACGCCAACTAACCCATCAGGTGAGGCATAGAGCACCAGGCCATCGAGCGCCACCATGGAACGCGCACTGATGCATGCTTGCTGCACAGACGAAAGCTTTTGCCCGGTGATGGATGACGGGGACGCCCCCTGAAAGAGATAAGGATACCCTTTGGTGCCCACCACCAGCGCCGTGTCGATGGCCGCGATCGCCACAATATCGTGCTCTGTGGTCAGCTTGTATTGTTCCGGCCAGGCGTACGGCAAAAAGGGTTCCGAGAACAGGACCGCATTGCCAACAAACCCGGCACAGATGCCATTGGCCATCTGGCAGATCCCGCGCATCTTGTCTGGGGGCATGCTGTAGCCGTACGTCTCAAGCACTGGCCCCAGTTCTCCATCTTTCTTGGTATCCCTGTAACTAGCCGTCGCAATGGGCAGCTCGACAACCAGCAGATAGTCTGCAAGGCCACCACCAGACACCGAGCGGTATAGGCGACGACGAGTGATATTACTGTCCGATGTTGGCGCCGGTGAAAGGCTGACATCTACCGTGGACCCTGGAATGGTGATTGTGATTTTGCCGCTTGCAGGGCCAGGAGCCCCCTCTTCACCCAGCCCCGTAACATAGGTCTCCACATAAAAGCGAGTCTCGTCATCGGTAGGATCATCATCCTTGCTGCCACTGGGTGGGGTGACTAACTGCATGTTGGGAGGTGTATCAGGCGCAGGAACGCCAAGGCGATACCAACTGGTCGGCTTGTTACTACCTGTAGTGGCGATGGTGTCATAGGTGAGTTTTGGATACTCACCATCGGTGAAGTAAACCCGGTTGTACTGGTCCTGAGCAATAGGGGATCGCATCACCTCCACCAGCTTATTCCATGCAAACCATTGGTCACCATAATAGTGAAACAGCGTCACAGGAGTGATGGACAGGGCGCCAGCTGCTGGCTGGTCAGTCAGCATGGGCGCCACCACACCACGATCAAAATGGCAGTCCTGTGCATGGGTTGCCGCCTCATCCGGTAATAGGTGATCTGCCACGCGCGGTACCATCCCGCGCATGGTCATGATGTCGACTAATGTCATTGGAAATATCTATGTAACTACTACAAGGTCTATTGGCACTGTTTGACCAATTCGTGCAGCAAACCAGTTATGGATGCCAACAATGCTTACGAGCGAGAGCGAGCAATAGTTGTTGCCATAATTAATTGTGGTGACCTCCATACTACCTAGCCCAGGCACAACCACACGTACTCGACGTCCAACCGGAAACTGCCCCTGACACTCAACAATTAGGACGTCTGGCAACCTGTTGCTCGTAGAACATCTAACCAGTGTTTTTCCATCAAATGAGGGGGGGTCGATGCTTCCCATCGGGTTAAGTGGGCCTAAGCTGCCTTGAGTTCCAGCAAAACCACATAGCTGTAAATCACCGTTAATGAGTGACCCAATGGTGAGCCGATGTGTTGAAGCACTGCGCCCTGCCAGATCACCAAGTAAACAAGGGGCCGGCAGCCCAGCTCGATTGGCGGTATCACTCATCCAACGGTTACCACCAAACTCGTTATGGGCAGCGGAAAGCCAAAATGGTTTATTGGGAACGGTCATCAAGAGCCTCCACCTTCTCATCCAGCTCCTTGAGTGCTTCGACAACTAACGCGAGGATGCCTGCACTGGCTAAAGAGAGATACCCATCTTCATTGAGGAAGACCGATTCCGGCTGTACCTTAGCGACATCTTGGGCGATAAGTCCGGCTTCTCGTCCACCAGCTTTATCGTAGAGCTTTCCGGTTAACTGCCTGACTTTGTACAGAGCATTGGAGATCGGCTCGAAATTACTTTTAAGACGATCATCTGACCGTATGTATACATCGTTGACGTTCGCGTTACCTGCCGCATAAATCCCACCCGCAAGACTGACGCAGTCATCTTCTGTATTAGAAACATGAAACTTCTTGCCGTTATACGTGCGCACCCATGTGGCATCTTCCATATAGATGCCGCCGCCGTAGGTCTCGTTGTACCAGCCTGTCGCGCCAGTTGAGCGGAACCAGTTGTTCAGGTAAAGGGTGTCGTAACTGCCGCCATTTGCCATGTAGGGATGGGTATGATCCGCAGCCGCCAACGCGGGTTTATCGGTGACTTCAGCCCAACTTGGCCACCGTGAAGCCGTGGCCGGTACCTGATCGATCTGACTCCAAGGGTGTCGGTGCGATGCGGCTGCCAAGTCAGGCTTATCTGTCACCTCCCCCCAAGTTGGCCAGCGCGCCGCATACGTAGGGATCCCGGTTAGTTGCGACCAGGGATGGGAGTGGCTTGCCGCGGCGGCGCCCACCTCTGCAAGGGTGGGCCAGCGCGAAGCGTATACCGGGATGTTAGAGAGCTGGGACCACGGGTGACTGTGCTCAGAGGGCGGCATGGTCACCGGCTTATTCAGGATGTCAGCCCATCCCGGAACCCAACTGGCCGGCCTGGCCCCCACATCGGCCGCACTCAGCACCACAGCCCCAGTCATGCCATTGACCGAGATCACCGCGTCCGAGCCATCAATTTTGAACCAGGAGCTGGTAGCCGGGTCCCAGTGCAGATAGTCACCCGCGACATATGGGACGCCACCAATGACTCCTGGGTGAGAGATCCGATAGAACGGGACCCCTTGATTATCTACTGGCGCGATCGGCGCTCCCGCAGCAGCATTCCAGGGACCAGTCCATATCAACTGCGAGGTGATGGCCTGCGCCCACTTCTGGGCCTGCAGCGCCCAATGTAAAGCTGAGAATTCCCCGGGGCGCCCGTTGATATCGCTCCCTTCGGGATTCTGTGCCCAGGCCTCCGCCATGCCCTCTGACGCACTGGCCCGCAGAGCACTGGCATTGGCCGAGGCCTGATCTTGCGCAGCCTCGCTAGCCTTACTGCTTGCCGTATCTGCCGCAGCCTCTGCCAGGGTCGTTTTCGCCACCACGACGTCCCGCATACTTTGAATGGCAGCTTTGGCCTGTGAGACGGCATCGGCGTTGGTACTGACCTCCTTGGTTTGCTCGGCGACTGTCACCGCATTTGCCGCAACCAGGGTGGCTTTCTCCTCTACTTGAGCGAGATCCGCGGTAACTTCCTCCGCCAGCTTGTCGACCCTGGTCGCGTTATCCAGCGTCATCACCTTCGCGCTCTCTGCGACCAGTGCCGCTTTCTCGGCATTACTGGCGTGGGCACCGGCATGGGTGGCGGAGGTTTCTGCAGCGACTTTGGAACTGTTGGCGGCGGTCGCCTGGCTGGCTGCCGCACTCGCACTGGTGGCGGCCTCACTTGCCATGTTCATTGCTGTAATGGCACTGGTGTTGGCATTAGTCGCCTTGGCCGATGCGGTACTGGCGCTGGCCGCGGCCGCCTCCGCACTTGCTGCTGATGCCGAGGCCGAGGCTGTCGCCTTGGTCGCATGGTGCAGAGCAGAATGCTTACCAGGGACCACCGCCACATTCACCGGGTTCTCAGCCCACTTCTGGGCATGACTCGCAGACCCTGCCGCGGCTCCCGCGCTGGTTGCTGCATCGCCAGCTTTGCTTCCCGCGGTCGTGGCCGATGCGGATGCGGCTGCTGCCTGTTCGGTGGCGCCAAGCCTTGCCTGCTCCGCGGTTATCGCATCACTACTGGTCTGCCGCCGATCTTCAGCCGTGGCCTCTGCCGCAGCTTCTGAGTGCTGCATTGCCTCCACCACCCGATCGAGCAGAGGGGGGGTCAGGCTGATACCGCTATCGACCAAGATGCTGTTCAAGGGGCCATCCGTGCTTTTAGCCGTCACCACCCCTGACCCCATGTAATCCATGTCCCCACACTGGTCGTTCTGGGCATAGACATCATAGGTACCCACCGCAAGCTGGAATCGGTATCCCCCCTCCCGGTCGCATTTGAAGGTCATTGCCGAGCCCATCAGCACCTCACTGGTGGTGCTGATGGCCCACAGCTCAATGAGAGCCCCCGGTACTGGCTTACCTGCAGGGTCAGTGATCACACCGTGGATCTGGATCATGGGTTACCCCTGATTGCTCTGAAACTTCTTGTCGCGAATGGAGATCAGCGTGCTGTCAGTCTCGATCTTGATGCCAAGATATTGCGCGAACGCCTGGAGGTGAAGCTGGCCGCGGGCAGAGTTAGCGGTCTCGTCGGAGTCACGCAGATAGGCCCGGTAGATGATCCAGTCCATGCAGGGAGTGAAATAGGTGTCGTCCACCTGCAGTGGGTCCCCAGCCTCGACTTGGGCAACCGTTACCGGCGTAGGTAGCACGCTCAATACCAGATCAACCTTCACGTCTGTTGCCACTCCCGGGTACAGCCAGAAAATGCGCGGGTTAGTGGGTTCAAAGAAATAGGCCTCTGCTTCGATGGCATCGGTACCCGTCATCCACTCGGGATCTAGGTCATCGATCTGGCCTCTCTCGAAATAGCGGATCTTACGCCCACCGGTATTGCGCTCCACCTCGATGAGCTTGATGGCGCCAACCGGCAAGGCCTGGCGAGTGCCGGCTACACAACTGATGGTCTGGGTCGTTGCGAAGATGTCGGGGCGATAATTGGCTATGGAGGAGATGGCGCTGTTGTAGTAATGAACCAGGTCCTCCAGCGACCAATGGATGCGCGATTTGTCGGTCAGCTCGAGGGAGACCCGATCAAGCAGATCTTTGATTAGGGCCATGGAGACCTCTTAGCAGAAGGTGTGACGCCGTACCGGGTTAACAGTGCGGGCATTCGCCGTTTGTTCGATGCGAAACCGATAGGCTTCCCGTGCTGCCTCATTGAAACGAGCGCGGTTGAGCTGAGCCAGTTCAGGGTTGGCCCACGGCTTGCCGGGTTGCAGTTGCAGAATAGCGGCGGTGCCATCCGCTATGGCCTCGGCGTAATCCTCAACCAATGCAGCCGGGATCAGCTTGGCCGTAGGCAGTGGCTCGATCGCCCCTATGATGCAGACATCCTGCAGGGCGACCAGGAAGCGGATCGACTCCGCAGACTGGACGTGATACTGCTCCCCAGCCGTCAGCGGTTGGCCCCCAGCGGTGATCCGATGGATTACGGAACCTGTCACCTGGGGGGCCCGAATATCCTGGCGCGCCTGCCGGTTGATACTGCAGGCCTTGGCAAAGCTGACCGTCTGCCCTTCCAGCACCTCCTCAAACCGGCGCTCAAGATGAACGAGGGCGCTCTGCTTGCAGAAGTCGATCGCCGCCCGGATGAGGGCTTGGCGGATGATACTGTCGAGGGGACCCGACACCCGCTGGCGAACCAGCGGGATCAGGGCATCAGGACTCACCAAGCGGCTGTCCAGCACCGGTACCATTACTCTGCTTCCTGCAAAGCACGCAGGGCATCGCGGATACGGGTACGGAAGTCATCTACTCGCTCCCCAGTTTCCTGCTTGACGTGAAGCTCGTACTTCTCGGCCACGGTAGCAAGCTGTGCGGAAGTCATCTTGGCCAGATCCAGGCTGAGATGCTCCACTAGCATGCTCTGCTCGGCAGCAAGGCGGGCGGCGTCTTCCTCTGCCCGGCGGGCAGCTTCGGCAACAGCGGCCTCAAGTTCAGATTGTTGGGCCAGTACATCTTCCAGCTCGTCAGACTTCCGCCAGACGGTCGGATACTCCAGCAATTGCATGGCAATGTGGCTCTCCACATCGACCGAGGTGTGGCGCGGGAACACTAGGCGAGAGCCTGTCACGGTGTCCTTCTTCATCGGTTTGTCGCCGATGTAGACAATTGCGATCTTATCGCTCACGGTCATTTCTCCTGTCAGGGAAAAGATAAACCCGGCACCAGGCCGGGTTTACAGGGAGCATAAACCTTAGAGGTTGCCCACCATCTCGTAGTGCAGTTTGACCTTGACGGTACCGGTGGCTGCACCACCGCCCACTGTCAGGCTGATCTCCTGCCCTTCCTGGGTCATCAGGTCATCCACCGGGATGTAGCTGTTCACTACCGCTGCAGTGTCCTGAGCCTTGAGGATGGAAGTCTCCCCCACCTTCACCGTGAGAGTGGTACTGGCGCCAAGTGCCTCGGAGATCAGCGAGATCCCCACCACCTTGATGTTCGGCTCCACCGGGTCACCGAACACCACCACATCGCCAGCCGGCACGGCAGCCAGTTTTGCCACTAGGGTCGGAGAGATTGAGAGATTGCCGAAAGTGCCGTTGAACCAACGGCGCAGGGTCTTAACCAATGTGCGTTTGGCCATGGAATGGTCCTCTAATAAATCGGAGTAAAGGCCCCCAGGTCTGGGCAGCCCAGGATTAGCGAGCGATCGGGCTCACGGCGGTGTCCAGCACCATACAGCCGTGGTCCTGCACGTTGCCGCTCTTCTGCTTGAAACGGATCTTCTGCAGACCGGAGATCCAGTGGATCGAAATCTCGGTGGCGTTGTCGTGGTCGGTTTTCTCTTCGTGCATACCGAAGGCACCACCCTGCTCACCAGAACCGAAGGCATTGGCCAAGGCCTGGCCACCCAGCAGAATGGCGCGGTCGATAGTGGTCCCAGCAGTCTTGTCCGCTTCAACACCCGTAGCGGAATTGGCTGCACACACCTTGACGGTACTGTCTTGGTTAAAGCGGATCGGCATCCCGGGATACTGCTTGACCAAGATGTTGCGCCACATGGCGCTATCGCCTTGGAACAGCGGGTGGTTCCAGCCCTTACTGCGAGTGATCGCCCCTTGCAGCATCGCCTGCCAGTCTTTGCCCGAACTCGAGGTGTAGAAGTCATGCCATTGGCGTGGGGTGACATAGAGCAAGTACAGGGGCTCACCGGTGTTCGGGTCAGAACCGAAGCGGATAGGCTGGATCGGATTGGCCATTTCTGCCAGGAACAACGCCATGTTGTCCACGCAGCCCAGGTTGAAGCGGTCAGCCGCGTCGAGCGCCTCGAAAGAAGTAGCATCCCCACCGAAGAAATGACGTTCGTAGGTCGGCGCCGTCACCGTGTTGATCATGATCTCGCCGAACTCGGGATCATCAGTCAGCGGCACGATAATATCGTCAGCAATGTAATCGCCACGGGCGCCGGCCAGCTGGATCATGCCGCGCTGGTCGGTCAGGCGACCATAGTATCCGTCCGTCAGCAGGACTCGTGCTACCTGGCGCAAGTCGTGCTTGGTGCGTTTCTGGCTCATCTTGCCACCAGCGTCCACACCATGACGGGTCTGGTTGATGATCAGCCCAAAGTCAGCCTTGGACAGATTTTCGAGACGACCGGCGATCTTCTTGTCACCCATGGTCGGGCGGTCAGACAGTTGGTGGAAGATCTGCATATCCACCTCAGCGCCAGCCTGTTTGGTCAGGTCGGTAATCCGTACAACCGGCGCGCCGTGGCTGGTCTGCTTACCACCGTTGATTTTGACTCCTTTGGGGGCCTCCTCAGTCAACATGTTGACCAGGGAATGGGAGCGGTTGGCCTCGGTAAAGAGAGCCACCTGCAGAATTTTGTTGGCTTGCGCCTGAGTGACTTGGGTCATGAACCTCTCCTACAAAACAAAAACCCCGGCACAGGGCCGGGGTAGTAATGGGGTTGGCTGGATTACAGATCGTGCTCTGCAAGCAAGGCTTCGATCTGAGCAGCCGACATATTGGACATCTCAGCCATCAACTGCTCTTGGCTCATGCCGCCGTACTTCTCGAGCTTGCTCTCGTGCTGTACGGACTGGCCGAGATCTGACGGGCTTGGTGGAATATGATCACGCTCCTCAACCTTCTTCTGAGGAGCTGGCTTATCAGCGGGCGGGGCCTGCTGCTCTACCAGATCACCGAAGGCGGCCTTGGTGCGTTTGGCCACTTCCACAAAGCGCTCTGTCAGGGATTTATCCTTCCATGCGGGATCAGCCTTGAGCCGCTCATCGACACTAACGGCAAAGGTGGCGCGATCCTGGTCCTTCTCCATCCAGGTTGCGAGTTCAGGTACCGCCTGCAGTGCAGTCTGAACTTCATCCGGGACAGCAGGTGCCTGTGACTGCGCGGGTTGCTGGGGTGCCGTCTGCGCGAGCTTGTTAAGGCGACTGGCAATTCCGGTCAGCACCTTCCCGATCTCGGGATAGTCCTGAGCCAGTTGCTCAATATCCTCGACATCGAGCGCATCCGGATCGGCATCGGGCTTGATCCCGTGCTTATCCAACAGTGCCTGCAGTCGCTCCCGTTCGCCGGCTTCAGCCTTGAGCTGCGCGTTTTCGGCTGCAAGAGCCTGCCGCTGCGCCCGCTCAGTCTCGAGCACGTCATAGGGGATCTGATGCTTGCCATCTTTGGACAAGATGACTTTGGCGCCCTCCTGCCCTTCTTCCTGGTTGTCATCCTGAGCAGTGTTGTCCTGCACCTCAGCCGCCGGCGGCGCGGTCTGTTCGCCCTTTTCTTCGGTGTGGGTGGCCTGCTCGATCTGGTCCTGGCTCTCGGTGTCACCACCGTCCTCCAGCATGTTCAGAGCGGCCTCAAGCTCCTCCAGTGATTCGGTACCAGTCAGGTTGTCAAAGTCGATGGAGTCCATGGTTATCCTCGTAGTGTTTGCGGGTGGTATCGCTGCCCAAGCGGGGGAAGGCTCTCAGAGAAAGCCCTCTCCGGCTGGGGCTGAGCACAAAAAAACCAGCTCGAGGCTGGTTATAAAAAAGCCCGCGATAGGCGGGCAAAGGCATAAGCACGGGAGTTGCTACACTCGCGTCAAACAGTACCTAAGAGTGATGGCAGGCTCTACTGTCATTTCTGCCAACAAAAAAGCCCAATCTCGAGAGACTGGGCCATGTTGGGGAAATCCTAACGCTGGGCGGTGCTGAATGCAACAGCCTTAGAGCTCAATCGCGTCGATCTGTGCTTGGATCGTCTCGGCAAGTTGAGCCTGCAGCACTGCACGCTCGGCGGAGATCTGCTCTCCTTCTTGCTGCATCAGCTCCATCTCCTGCAGTACCTTCCCGGTATTCGCCTGCTTGAGAGCGTCATCAAAGCGCATGGAGTCGATTTGCCTCTGCAGGCGCTGAGCCTCGGTCTGCCACTTAGCGGCCTTCGCCTCAATTTCTACCACCTTGGCCTCAGCCTCACGCATCATCAGTGCCTGCTGGGCTTGTTGCATCTGCGCCTCTTGCTGAGCTGCTTGCTGCTCCTCCGGCGTCATCTGGTCGGCTGGTTTGGCAAGCCCCAGGGCATTACGTACCCGCTCGGCAAACTCATGCTTATTGGGCACATCCATGAGCTCGACCAGCATATCGAAGCAAGCAGCTTGAGCCTGCGGCGGTAAACGCGTCATGGCTTCCATCATCCGCTCTGCGAGCTGCTGTTTGTAGGCCGGAGTCTGCTGGATGGGTGCTAAGGCAATATGGGCTCGCAGCCGGGTCACATCATTGGTCAGCATCTCCCCTTCCGGTACGTTGAGCATAATGGCCTTACGGCGCCCTTTGTCCTCGCGGTTGATGGTCACCTTCACATTGCGACGCTGTGAGAGTTCCTCTAGGAGGTAACCCAGCGCCAGTTGCCCGACTAGTTGCCGGCCGAATCGGTAGTTGTCGTTGATCTCGGAGAGCGTGGTGGCCCCCTGCTCCACCAGGTTGGCTATGGCCACACCAGACTGCCCCGTTTCCCCCTGCCCCAGATAGGCTGCATAGACCCCCATGGTGTCCTGGATCAGCTTCACGCTGTCCTGCATCACCTGGAACTGCTGCGCCGCCACCTGAAAGTCCTGCTCCACCTTGAACACGTCCGCGATGGTCTGCTTGTTCTTGCGGTCCGGGTTCAGCTCGATCAGTCCGTCTGCGCGCTCCACCTCTTCCATCACCTGGTCGCGGCTCATGTTGGTGGCATCCTTGTCCATGATCACCCGCTTGGCCTGTAGCAACCAGGTGAGCTTGATACGGCGCAGGTTCACCTCATCCTGGGCCGGGATCGCCCTGGCTATCAGGCCGTAGGGCTCGCGACTACGGTCCTTGCGGTACCCCCAGAACGGTACCAGTGGATACATGTTGTGCGGAGCACTACAGGGGCGATCGACCAGAGCATGGGGGCCAGCAAACCAAGCCTCACGGATAGTCGCCACCGGCTGCTTCTCCACAACCCCACGGCCCAGCGCTACGGCGGCGAGGTGTAGCTCGTTATGTTCATCAAACTCGATGGCTCGGCCTGACTCGAGCAGTAGCACGCGGCGCATGGTGTAGGTGCGGTAATAGACAACTTGTAGCAACAGCCGTTTCCGGTCGCTACTGCACCACTCCACCTGGCGGGCATCGAACTGCTGCCACTCGTCGAAAGCACTCTGGGTGCTGGCATCCAGCCCTTCAATAGCAGCAACGCTCACCACCCCGTTCCAAGTCTCCCCGACACTGCAGCGCAGAACCTCAGCCTTGTTGGAGAACAGGGTGCAGGCTTCATCGAGATCGAGCCACCGCCGGCGCATCAGCCAACGGCAGTCGGAAAGATCCAGCTCCCTGTGGTGCCAGTCCCAAAATACCTCGTCCCGGTGGACAAAACCAAACCGGAAGCGCGGGCCGAACGGGTCGGGGTTGCGGCGTACCTCCACCCAGCCGATGCCAGTCTTGACCTGACTTGCATAGGCTTCACCACAAGCTCGATCACAACCGCCGAGCCGGGCCATATCGGCAAACTCCGAGTTAACGGCCTCAGCCAGTAGTTCGTATTCCTCCTCGATGTCATCGGCGACGACCATCAGGTCGGTGCGGGTCTTCGCCTCCATCCCCAGCACACCGTCGATAGTTGGAGCGATCAGGTTGTGGATGGTATTCGGTTGGCCGCGGTCCTTGAGCACCTTGACCACGTTCGGGGGCAGCTGGTCACAGTCGTAATAGGCACAGCACAGGTTTGCAAAGGTGCGCCAGTCGGGCTGCCCCTGAATGTCGCTCATCAACTCCAATAGGCGTGCGGTATCGAGACGCCCCTTTGCGGGCGCCTTGGTCAGGGTGTCGTTCATCAGTGGGCCATCCAGTGCTTTTGTTGGCGGGGTGTGTTGTCTCGGACGATGCGGGCTGGCATACGTGCTCGCATCTCTTGGGAAATCATGTAGCTCATCAACTGATCATCGAAACAGCCATCCTGGGCGTTCATCCTGCCCTTCTTGTCATAGACATAGCTGGACGCTTCGTGGACGGTACCGATCCAGCGGATCCCTGACTGTCCGGCACGCAGCAGGGTCTTGAGTCCATCCACGACAATGGGCTTGCTCTGGGCTGTGGTCAGCCAACCCAAACGGTCTGTCTCATCGTCACTTTCCCGGTCGATGTGCTCCTGGCAATAGATGCGCCGAGTGGGGTAAATGTCACGCAGGCGCAGCAGGAAGGCATGCCCATGGTTGTTGCGCTCAGGACCAACGAAGGCCGGGCCATATTCCGTTGTGCCATACCAGCGCCCGATATGAGCAACCAGCTGCGCCAGCAGCCCCGGGTCCAAATGCCCGAACCAGTGCGCCACCTGCTCGCCGTTGCTGCGTTTCACTACATCCACGCTGGATCGGTCGCCATGTTCCAGCCCCTCGGCGATGTCCACGCCGATCGCGTAGTCCTCCTCCAAGTCGGGGAGCTCCCACACCAGCAGCAGGTTGGCCAAGCTGCGCTGCCCCCGCTCATCCAGCGTCTCGGGACCATTTACTCGCTCACACTTGCCGGTGACGGGATCCATCTCGTAGACCAATTCAGGAGGCCGGCAGTCGCCCTCGGCGCGCATGGTCATGGTTGGGGCGAACACTCGGCGGCCTGAGGTGAGGAAGGCTTCCAGCGGCGTGCTGGGGAACTCCTGCTTCATTTCATCGCCCAAGGTTGCCTCTTTGAGCACATACCACTGACGCTGTTCGTCGGTGATGGTGCAGTCCATGGCCAACTCCACCGCGTCGAAGTATTCGGCCTGCTCTTTGCTCATGGTCACACCACTGGCGGGGACATCTGAACGGTACTTGGGATCTTGCCACCAGGCGAAGAAGTGGAACTTCCAGTCTTGCTGGGTCAGCTCACCACCACTCTTGGCCAGCTCGAGCGACTTCATGCTCATTGCATGGAAGTCTCCCCCAACCCCTTCCGCTGTGCTCTCAATGAATGCCACTGCGCCCGGGTGGATGGCCTGCAGGGTACCGGTGCGCACCTCTTTGGCTTTCTCGGGGTACTTGGCGCAGATCTTCCCGTGTTCGGAGACATGCAAACGCTGAACAGTGCCCGAGCGAAAGGACGTGGCCACCTGGATGCTTGAGCCATGCCGAAACAGAATGTGACCGCCATTAGCCCCGCCACGCCGCGCAACAACTGGGAACTGGGCCTTGAGCCAGCCGGGTAGGTTATCGAAAGGGACTTCAATCTTGGTACGGTATATCTCCCCTGCTGCAGCCAAGTCCTGGGCGATGATCCCGCACTTCAGATTCTTATTGAACAACGCCTCGTCGAGCAGATAGATATCGATGGCCGTGGAGAGCCCCAGCTGGCGTGCCTTGAGGATGATGTTGAGCCACCACATGGTCTTGAACAGCAGCTCTTGCGCTGGGCGCAGCCGGAAGCGCACCAACTGGCCCTGCTCGTTCTCGATCATGTAGAGGTTGTTCATCCTCCACCACTTATCGCTGAGCCTCGAGCGGATGTAGGCCATCTGCTCCTGCTCAGTCATGGCGGAGTCGTCGAGTTCGGTCATGGGGGATCTCAGGTAACAAAAAACCCGCCGAAGCGGGTTTGCTTTTTCAAATTAAATGGAAAAAAACTGAAATATCCTTTCCAAAGAAAACAAAACTACTGCAATAGCTGCGATAATCTCAGGAATAAATGCATCAGTAAAGTCAGGCTGTTTAATCGCAAGACTAACAAAAGACCGCCAGTAATAAAATGATAACTGAAGCCTGTCACTTAACCTGCTTGTCTCAAATCGTCTAGTTTTAGAATGCGCGAATTCTGACGAAACAGTCCCTCTATCAAGATGATACTGAAGTTGCCATGAGCTAATCTCAAACAGAGTTACTTCATATGTCAAAAAGCCACTATTTTTCACCTTGATTATATAATCCAATCCACTTTCGCATTCGTCTCTCGTGATGTCATTCCTTTTCACCTCAATACCATAATCAAAATCAGACTGGATAATATCATCACACCCCTCCACCCCAAGGTTTACCTTATCCACCAGCCCTTTTGAAACAATAACATTCCGATAGACCCTGTTAACAAAATCTTTTCGAAAAGGAGAAATCAACTGATAATGCCGCCACCAAAAATAAACAAGAAGCATCACCGTTGCCACAACAAGCCAATCAGGACGGCTAAACAGTAACTTTACGCCAAACAATGTTATTTCTGCTGAACTTTCCTTTTCTACTGTACTGACTGAACCTCCGGCAATCGTGTACACCATCAAACCGGCAGCTATTCCCATAACTCTGTTTCTATAATTTTTTATTAAGCCTAACTCTTCAGACATACCCCCCCCCCAAAAAAAACAAAAACCTGAATCTTAACACTAGAAATTTATCACATCAGTCCCCCGGACCCCATCCCTTGAAGCTCGGAAATCATCTCGCTGAAAGGAGTAGTCTCGCTACCCCCATCCTTCTCCAGCAGGTCAGCCTCAGCTGTCAGCTTGCGGGTGGCGGCCCGGATGCGACGGGTGTCCTCCTCGATCTTGGGAACATTAACGGCATCAACCATCAGGGTGCTCAGGGTGCGCTCGATGGACTCAATCCGCTGGATATTGCGGTCAAGGGCCTGCTCGGCTTTCAGGATCTTGTCATAGAGCGCGATCCTGTCGGTCATCTCGATGGCCGTGACTAGGTCCTGCTGCAGTCCCTTGAGCAGCTTGGTAACGGAGATAACGCGAGCCCGGGTGAACTCCAGCTCATCGCGCAATTGCAGCTCGCGGGCTTCGTCGAACAACTCCTGGGAGTCGAGGAACTTGGCATAGCCGCCGTGGGTCTTGGCAATCTGCATGCCCGGCTTGATGTTGGATGGTGGGTTCGGGTTGCCCTCATACTCACCACTGATGAAACGGCCGGCACCATCACGCCCTTTGTTTTTCGTGCTTCGGGCAGAGCCGCACGAGGTGTGAGTGGATGAAGATGACCTTCCTTCTCCCCTAATCTCATTGGCCTTGCCTTCATTTCCCTTAGTCTGCGCACTTTGCCCATTGCGCACTTCTGACTGCGCATTTCTTTGCGCACTGCGCAGTTTGGACTGCGCAGTTTGCTCCTCAGACTGCGCAGTACGAGGCTTGATATAACGCCTAGCGGATTGGTAGTTGAGTCCATTTTGCTCGCACCAATCCTTTACGCTAATGCCTGTTTCTCCGTGTGCCTGCGCAAAGTCCGCCTGCAAAGATTTCCAGTCGATACGTTGAGCCATCTCGCGTCCTACAAACAGACACCCCTGAGTTACTGGTGGGATTGTGTGGGAAGTAGAAGCGCATCATAAGCTCTCTCGCAGGCTAGTCCTGATGCTCGAGCGCGGTCATATGCTGCTGCCAGCTCACCCGCTCTTTCATCAGCCCGACTGAGCAAGTCGGCGAGCACCATGGCAGGTTGTTCGGTTGCCGAGCCTCTTTGGGCAGTGCCGGGATTGCTGGCGCACTGACTTGCTCTGGCTGCCAGGCGGCGGGCTTGTTCGCGCAACCGGCCAGACTCAATGCCAGCAGCAGTGGCATCAGCTTGTGCTTGAGCGAGTTGTTCTTGTGCATGGTCTCTTACCTCGTCGATTTCAGCCTGCCGGCGCTGTTCCTCTTCCCTGGCTTCCTGCTCGGCCTTGGTTCTGGCAGTAGCGAGCCGGGCAGCCTCTTCATTCCACCTCGCCTGCCAGGTTTTAAGCTCTCCCTCCCGCCCATCAGCATGACCGGACCAATAGAGCGCCACTCCACTACCAGCCAGAGCAGCGATCACCAATGAGCCGGCCAGGAACGGCAGCACCCAGCTTTTTGGTGTCGTAACCATCACTCCCCCTTGCACTTCGCATTGAGGCGCAGTCGGTCTTTCCAAAGCCCAGGGCATACCCTGTTGCCTGGTGCCGAGCAGTCTTGATTACCTGCACGCTTGAACAGCAAGATCGCCTCACAAGCCCCGGTGTAGTCGCCGGCGTTCAGGCGCTTCACGATGGTGGAACGGCAGAAGGCCCCGGGGCCGATGTTGTGGGAGAGCTCGACATAGGCATCGAACTCATACTGGTGGAGAGGCACCTTGATGCAGGCCTTGAGGGCATCCTCGAATATCCGCACCTCCCGAAGGCTTCTGTTCACCGCGGCGACGGGCGTGATGGTGTCACCCATCTTGACCCCATCGGTGCTACCAAAGCCGATTGTGGGAAGCCTGGTACCGTGTACCGGGTCAGGGTAAGCCGTCGGCTCAAACCCCTCCCGATTCAGGATCCCCACAAAGCCCGCAGCACTTAGCGTGAGGGCCGCGATTGCAATGCGGACCTTGTTCATTTTGCGCCTCCCCGCTGGCGCCGGGGCTTGATGATGTTCGACCAGATAAACCAGCACATCTGAACCGCTATCCACAGCAAGGTAGCGGCTAGCACCCAATCGTTGAGCGAGTAGCCGGCCAACGTCATTCCTGACACTACAACCGGTGGAGCACTTTTTACCGCGGCGGCGGTGGCGGTCGCTATCCCCTCTTCTTTTCCCATTTATCGTTCCTCCAGAAACGACAAAGCCCGCACGAGGCGGGCCAGAAATGAAAAAGGCCAGGATCCCGGGGGACTCTGACCATAATGGGGCAATACTAACGCTGAGTCGGTAGGGTTTCAACCAGTGCAGCAGTCAAAAACATTCATTGCAACTTTTCTGGTAAAAATATCTTTTTTTTAGAGAAAAATGGTGGAGATAAGCGAACTTCACACAAAGCCTCCAATTAATATCAATGTCTTATGCTTATTCATAGGGTTGCATATAGAGCTTCAAGCTATCTAGTCATAATGCTTCAACATCGCCCTCCCCCCTAATACAGTACGTGAGAATTCCTGTTGTTCCACAATGGAAATATTGTGTGCAAACATTGTAAAAATGCAAGTGTTGGCCCCATATCATACTTTCATTATAAAGCAAGCTCTCACCTACAATTAACGCCACTACTGACAATAATGACAGTAGCGATTGACGAAAACTGGTTTGGCTCCTACAAATTAAAACCCCAATCGGGGCTAACCACAAAAGGAAAATTGTATGGCTGAGTTCAAGCTGACACTGCATGTTGATCAAGATGATTTGCGCATAATGCATGATGCAGGTCAGAAAATTGTTATCCGCAAAAGTTCAAGCTCTGGAGAACCAAATGTCGCGTGGATAGCATTCAAGCCCATGGCGAGTAATACGGTTAAATGGACAACTAATTATGGTTTTTATGCATCAACGACAGAAATTCGCTCAGGTGCGAAAATCGATCGAATGTCGCAACTACCTACAAGATCTAACCCATCCGTATACCCTGCTGCGAGCGAGCTATATAAACTGAATGACGCTGCTATTTTTGAAAATAACGCTGGGTCACTAGAACCCGGAGAATATGGATTTATTAATAGTTTTAACTCTGAAAAGTACCTAACTTGTGGCCTCTTGTTAGCTGCTAACGTCAATGGCAAGATCGTACTCGAACCACAAAGTGCAATCCTTGTCCCCAAAGGGAACAAGATGAAAGCTAAGCCGTTTGAAATCCTTGAAGTGTTTATTGCTTCAGAGGTAGACTCCGGTTCAGTTCTGACACAGGTCACCAGCAACATCTACAAAGCAACTTACGAAGGCAAGATAAATCATATTAGCTGCGAATATAATGCGGATAAAGCAGCCTTCGTACAAGTGGAAAATCTGAGCGAAAATGATGTAACTAAGTACCTCGTGTATGCCTCACTGTTCTTTGGGACCGCAGCCATGGCAACTTGGGCCTACAATAATAAAGATCTTATTGTTCAGGGCGCAAAACTGATCAGCGCACAATTCAAAGATCTTAATACAGCTACCAAGACCTTTAAGATCATTGCAGCCTCGGCCAGTGCTTGCGCTGATGCGGCAAAAGCGATCGAAACCGCTATTCAGACTCAGTATCCAGGCCCGCAATTAGAATTCACGCTAGGTGGTGATGCTGATTGGGTTAAGGCTGAAGTAACGGCATGCCAGCGAGACCCGATACATTCACAAATAGGTCACCAACGCAAGGTGGCAACTGTCTAGTCTAAGATATAACGTGTTCTTGGGGGGATATTCATCCCCCCTTTATAAATATCTACTTCGTTATGCCTTGAACATATGCACCTAGGTCAGTCAGTTCATCGACAAAATCGCCCTGTATCTCGCTTTCTTCTTCTCGTCAAAGTACGGAGAACATTCAGATATGGGTGTGCCGTAACATCTCAATAGCCGTCCAAGAATCTGATGATACTTACCATATGATACCTAATATATCAGCGAGTACTCTTAGGTAAAGGCATGACCTTGGATAGATGAGCTAGCTTCGAGCGCAAGACATCCACTTTGGCGGGTGGAGTTTTGCTTGGAGGTTCGGGATGGATGCAGAGCACCTTGATGAATACCCGGTGAGAGCTGCGCTTGCCGGGTTCTCGTTTACAGCTCCTGGTTTCAGCTATTGTATCCACAAAACTGAGGGTCCGCAGGTAACCCATCACTTCCCCGGCCAGAGCGTTTGACACACCTAACAATCCAGTGATCTCATGAAGATCGAAGAAGTCGCCATAGAGTAGGCCCCAGCCGGCGACTTGTAGGGCCATCGGTTTCAGCTTGCTATCCATTTACCTCACCTAACAACCGCTTAGAACAAGGTAAACAGATAGCACCTGAACCACGCTTTGCTCAAGCAGCTCTCATCGCCCTCACCTGCTGGCCCATAACTTTGGCCAGCTCTGACGCCTGGTGAATCACCTCATCAACGGCACGCTCTAGCGCCTGCTTCATCTGTACACCGAATCGTCGAGAGACCAACTCAGTATCTGGTACCACCCGCCCAGTCCCGTGGCACTTCGGGCACTCATCTCCGCGGCGGGGCCGCAGTCCTGTTCCGCTACAATGCGGGCATCGCCCTGACTGCATCATCTCGGCCACACAATTGTCGTAGGCCAGAGACAATATCCCGTTCCGCTCGGCCAGCAGACGCTGGTACTCGTGATCATGGCCTGCTCGGTGCGCACGCTTGGCCTTCTCCATGACCACAGCGGCCCGACGGCGCTCCTTGTCATAATGAGGATGAGACAACACTAAGCGCTCCAGCTGCTCTGGCAGTGGGCGGCGCAGCAGGATCGCCATGGCCATACCAGCCGCTTCACTGCAGCCCAGAGTGGTGCTGAAGTGGGCCAGCAGCCCCTGAATCGCCTCCGTATCACTTAGGTGATCGGCCATCAGGAACTGGAGTCCCAAGGGATTGTTCTTTGCTGCAACCTGCAGGGCGCCGATGAACTCGTCGCGACCCAGAGCATTGAATTGCCTGCAGGCGGCGGGTTCATGTAGTGCGCCTTTCGGCGAGAATAGGCGCAGAGCCATTTCAATAGAGTTAGTCATGGTTTAGTCCTCTGGTCTGGGTCCTGGTTGAAGGCGGCGAGCAGCCAGGCGCGCAACTGGCCGGATTTGATGTGCTCGGGCGTGGCTTCGATGACAGTCCACCCAAGCAAGGCGGCCTCGTTCATCTTGGCGCGGTCTTCTACAAATCCCCTCCCCCGGGTATGCCGGCCGCCGGAGTGGATCCCGCCGTGGACTTCGAGCGCAATCATGTTGGCCGGCCAGGCGAAGTCGAGGCGCCATTTGCGCCTGGGGTGGAACAGCAGCTCGGTGGAGGGGTCAGGAAAGCCAACCAGCTGAGCCAGCACCTTGTCGTGCAGGCTGGTGACTTGTTGGACCTTGAGCACCTGGTTGGCTGCGCTCCTGACTTTGGGGCTGTTACCCAATAGCCGGGACGCATCGAGGGCGGAAAGGTGGATCATGCCGCCCTCCCGATGGTGTTCTTACGCAACTCGGCCACCTCCTGGGCAACCTGCTCCAGCAGGACCTCCTCGCAGCCGTGCTCAACCTGCCAGCTCATGGGGGCGGCGTGGAATCCGGTGGGGTAGCAAGCGCGATGGTGTCGTGGGCACAGTGGCAGCACTCTGGTGTGCTCGGCGCGCTGCGCCATCCCAACACCAGAGCGCACATGGTGAATTTCCGCGAGGCTCGGCCCAAGGCCGGCATTCCTGCATGCAACGCAGCCAAGAGAGCTCACATCGTCCAACCACTGCTTAGCAGCCTTGGTCTTGCTCATGCATCCCTCCCGTAGGCGGCTACCCAGTCGAAGCCGCGGCGGGATTCATCCCCGAACTTCACGCCCTGCTCAGCACCAAAGGCCTGGGCCAGCTCGATGAGGTCGCGCATCTCGCGCACGGTCATCTTGGAGGTGGACTTGCCCAACACCACGAAGCCGTTACCGTCGATGTTCGGCACCACATTTTGATGGTAAAGAGCCGCGCTGAGGACATGCTTCCAGTCCTCCTTGGAGAGCTTTCGGCCGTGCCAGACCACCTGCTCGGCGATATCAGTGAGGCATGCCCAGAGCATTGAGTTCTGGGCCAGGGAGCGGGTCATCTCTTTGACTTCGACGACCAGCGGCTTGTCCTGGTCAACCGGCAGGGTGGCAACCAGCTGGCAAGCTCGGGACCGGATTTCAGGGCTGCGGAGGAAATACTTGGGGTAAGAGTTCATACCTCATCCCCCTACCTACGTTCTGGTGCTGAACTGAGGGACGATAGGCTTGATTCTGTGGATGCTGCCGCAGCCGCGAGGGCGTGCCGCAGATAGATTTCGGGTATGTGCTTTGGTCATGGTCTGGGTCCTTTGGTTACTCAAAGCCGAGTGGTCTAGGTCCGGCATTGGCAATGGTACCCACTGTTGAGAATTTCTGTCACGCACTAGGAACGATCTGAAGTATCCTAGTCGTTCAATACTTAATCACACATCAAATTCAGGTCAATGATGTAAGTAATGCTTGATCAATTTGCGAACTTGGGTAGAGGAACAAAACTCCAGCAATTTAAAATATCACATGACAAAACTCCAATCGGAACTCTCCCGTTCCCCCCCAAAACAAACTCACTATGACATTAATTTTAACCAGGAAATTAAAGTGCGTAATATTGAAAAGAAAATCGAACCTATTTATATACCAACAATTGTATTAGTAATGATCGGCACTATTTTAATCTACCTCTGGAAATTTCATAACGCTCCTATTTCGGATCAACCTGCTGACTGGGGTGTTTTAGGTGACTATTTTGGCGGCATTCTAAACCCAATAATTTCATTTACAGCATTGATATATTTGATTAAGGCTTATTCCAGTCAAAAACAGGAGTTGGCAGAAACAAAGTTAGCACTAAGAGAAACTGCTGAGAATAATTCAATAATATCTAACACTCAGAAAGAACAGCGCAACTTGATGGAGGATACATACAAACTTCAACAAGCATCAATGATCATTGAGATACACTATAAAGAAATCAACCTCCTCCAAGATGAAATAAAAAGAGCTAGCGAGTGCAAATATGAGAACAGCAAAGAAAATGGATATAGATTTAAATTTTACTCAGTCAATGGACATGAATACGACGACAACAGAAAAATAAATGAATACATACAAGACACAACAAAAAAAATAAATGAACTATTAATGAGGATTAAGGTGATTGAGGACAAAATAACTTCACTTACAGCCAACATAGTATAGCCAAACAAAATCTATAGGCCGGTGCACAACGCTGTATATCACCGGTCTCAACAGAGATACCATGAAGCAATCTATCCGTAGTTAGCAGTCTCTAGGGGATTACAGTGGCATTCTGGTGGGTAAACCATAAGCAAACGTACAGTGCAGAGGTTGGAGGCGGCTACATCTGGTCGCCTAAGACGAACCGCAACGGCTCGAAGAATCAGACCTATATCAACCTTACGCTTACCCGTCCGGGGGACGTTGTTATCTCCTACGCCGGCGGACTTATCAAGGCCATTGGCCTGGTAGCCTCCCCTTGCGGCGACAAGTCTAAGCCCTCTGAATTCGGCAGTGCCGGCGATTCCTGGTCACATACTGGATGGGAGGTCCGCATCGACTGGGAGCTGCTGGAGAAGCCAATCCGCCCGAAGGAACACATAGAGTTGATAGCTCCCCTGCTCCCCTCGAAAAACTCACCACTGCGGGTAACCGGGGATGGGAATCAGAGCTGCTACCTTGCGAGCATCAGCAACGAGCTGGGCGACCAGCTTCTCTCACTGGCTCCAGGAGCTCAACTCCGGGCGGCCACATCCTCTCGCGCCTGGAACGTCCATGTCTTCGACAACAAGGAGGAGGAGTATCTGGCCTGGGTTGAAGCAAACCCATCGGGCTTTGTGGCCAACATGGACAAAGCCAAGAGCATGAAGCAGTACCCGATGCTCCACTCCGCGGGTGATGCTGCTATCTCGAAAGATAAGCGTGGCAACTTCACGACCAACGACTATTTCAAAATCTGCTCAACGAACTTCCGAGAGCTCAGGAGCTACCTCAAGCACGAGTACCATCGCTTCACCTACTGCATGAAATGCTTCGAGACACTGGAAGAACTGCAGGAGCATGACGAAGCGGCAGCAATCGAGGAAATCAAGCTTTCAACTCTGCCAGTGACCGAGAAGGAGCAGTTGGTGAAGTCACGTCGTGGCCAGGGCCGCTTTCGCAGTAGGCTCGAGATGATAGAGCACGCCTGCCGTGTAACCGGTTTGAGCAACAAGGATTTGCTGATTGCCAGCCACATCAAACCCTGGAGTGAGAGCGATAACACCGAGCGCCTGGATGGAAACAACGGCCTGCTGCTCTCCCCTCACATCGACAAGCTGTTCGACCAGGGTTGGATTACCTTTACTGACGCTGGCGACCTACTGTGTGCTAAGTCCTGCATTGAGAAGGCCATGCGACAATGGGGCATTGAGCTGCCAATAAACGTTGGCCCCTTCAACCCCAAACAGAGCGAGTATCTCGCTTATCACAGAAGCGAAATATACCGGTCAGCACCGACCTCAGAGTAATGGGAAATAGCCCCTCACCGCGGCATGTTTGCTACCAGTTTCCTCAGCTTTTTGAGCATAGCATCATGTTTAGGCTGGGTATAACTACGACTTTGAGTTTTGGTGGCTTGGGGAGCTTGGCAGGCTTGGGTGGCCCCATGGGCTCACTGGCTACTTTAATCACCCGAACCATCAGCATCAACGAGACTTTCGTACCATTTACGATACATGTCGTTCTTAACTCTGCAGTGATACGGGAATGAGTGATTCACTTGTGGATTAGACGACATCCGGCCGAGAGGCTTATGTTGAACTAATAACACAACTGCCAGCTCGCAATGCACTTGCTGTAGCTCAATGCCCACCTAGCTGCAAACACAAAAAGATTATCAGATTACATCCTCTCCCCTCGCATATGGAGACAGCGTTGATAAGCGATATCTACAACATTAGAATGCTACCACAGAAAGTAATAAATTTTTTAGCAGACATGATGTCTTCAAGCGAGGACCATGATAAGGTAAACCTTATTCTAATACTCACGCTGTAAATATAAAGGCACAGCGTAAGCATACTATCTTATCGATTTACAGCGAAAATATAACATGAACAATATTGACCACGAAATCCTCAATGATTACTACAAATACTGCATAAAATTCATCTCAGCAGGAAGAAAAAGACATGAGCGATTGTTTTTGCGCCTCTTGCATACAAAAGAACATTTATCGTTCTTAAGTCGCCTTATATCTTTGGCATATCATGAAAAAAATATAAAGTGCAATGTAGATGTGAGTTCAATTTGGATTGACGGGACTCCACAGGCTGCTTTCACGTCTGTCAATAATGTTTCACTTCAATGTGAGCTAGCAGACTTGCTATATATAGTTGAGGTACAAAACAATTCAGGCTCAATACTAATGAAGCGAGCTTTACTCCTACAAGGAAAGTTATCAGAAAATATCAACCAAATTCCAAGAGGGCCATCAACACTCAAAGAAAGAATGCTATTTGAAAATTTAGATAGAGTTAAGCCAGTCACAATCTTAAGTGGAACAAATGCAAGCAGCAGGCGTATTGGTACATATAATTTAGATAAATCCAATAAAAAGGGATTATACGATTGCGCTCGATTTTTAAATTTATGCGACCCAACACCATTCATTTTCCGTATGACCCCCATAGATTTCCTTTCATATCAAAATGTCTCATGGCCAATAAATGAAGTTTGTGACGAGTTAGAATACGGTTTTAATTTAGTAAGTGCAGCGCTCAGCATGGGAACTACAAAAAACTTAGGGAAGGAAATAACAGGAAGCTCGTGCTGCGAGTGGTCAAGGCTCGTGCAAGACCTAGAGGGAAAATATGACGATATTATTATGAAAGGATATGGGGGACAGCGAAGAATCAACAAGTCGCATATAGATTATTTTAGTTTAATGTGCATTGAAAATAATGATGCAAACATAATGAGATTGGTGAGTTCCAATTGTTTTTACTTAGAGTCATTAGTAATAAATTCCGCAAACCAAGATGATGCCAGCTCATATTCATTTATTCTACCCCCAACAAAACCAGATGATTTCAACCCACTTCCATCAATACCAATAATAAAAGTTAAAATCAGTATGCATGAAGAGTGGATTAAAAAAAATGACTGAACCGACGCTATCTCTTCAATATAAATCGAGCATTGACCTCACGGAGCAACGCATAAGTGTTGATGCATTGCACATGAAAGGCTCTGCAGATATTGGGAATTTTTACTTTTCGTGAGGATAGATCCACGAGCCCTTCATTCGTCACCACTATGGCGCCTAGGCTCATTGCCTTGGCGATTAACCACGGATCGGCTTTGGCCAGAAATTGGTCCCGATTAGCGGGGTTGTAGTGGCTTGAGTCCGCCACTGTTTGCGCGATTTTCGCAAAGTTGGCTTGAGTCACAACATCAGTATCATCGACAAAATGGTGTTGTCTGGTTGCCACCCACGCAGCCAACTCATCATCACCATCCTTTAACTCGCGGCCTACCATACCGACGCTCCCCACGACTCCCTGTTGAAACTGCACATCCAGCCAGTCCCAATATGCCGGGCAGAAGTCCATCTGGTAGTAGAGGTTTTTTGCTTGAATATACGTGTTTGCGTCAAGCAGATATTTCAC